TGGTGCTGGAGCTGGTGCTGGAGCTGGAGTAGAAAGTCCCAATAGATCGCTAACTGATTTGCCAAGCGTACCTATTATACCGTCATCGCCTGTTGCTGGAGCTGGTGTTTCTTCAACTTTATCTTCTGCTTCTGCGTTATCTTTTAATTGGTATTGTGAATCGAAATCTCCATGTAATTTTCCAACTACATTAGGGTTTTTGATTGGATCGGTAACAATATTACTATCTACTGGAATTTTTCTGTTATTATCTTCTTCTGGTACAGTTCCAGGTATTTGTATTTCCCCTGTATTGGGTTGGTTTTCTTGTTGTTTGGGCGGCGGATTAAATACGTCTTGAATATTTGATTCTGGTTTTTTATTAGAATTAGTATTTGGTTTATTAGATGTGTTTCCAGGAAAAAGTTGGTTTTGTTTTAAAGGATTTGGTACTAGTTCTGTAGTTATTGATTGTTTCATTACTCTAGGTTGAATAGCCTTTTCATTCTTGTCATATTGAGCTGGTGGAACAATTCCATGCTTACTATAGTTTACAGCGTTCACGTAGTATCCAGGCATTTCAACAAGGTATGGCGATTTACCAAATATTTTTGTAAATACTTGTGTTCGTTCGTAAGGTGTTAAACTGTTAGTTGTTTCCACGGCATTCAGATTGTTTACAAATTCAAGAAGTATTGGATAAGAAGTTTCAACATTACCAATATTATCTCGTAAAGCTTTTTCTTCGTTTGTTAAACCTCTTACAGATGGCGGAGTAATATATGTTTTGTTTGAAAATATAATTCGTTGTCCTTTAAGATTTTCTGACATGTTTTTCAAAACATAATCTACTGCTGTATTAACATTACCTCCGCCAATGAAATAATTATAACCACCGGTAGGTGTTTCTTCTTCATTTACCTTCTTGAGGTCTTCAATAAACTTCTTTATTTCTTCAATTTTTGTGTTTATTTGAACCACATTTTCGTTTTCGTTAAAATCTTCAAGATATTTTAAAAATGATTCAAGGCTCTTTTTAGTAGGATTTTCTTTAACCTTTTTGATTTGGTCTGTCAGATCTTTTATGTTATTGTAATCTCTTCCGCGGCAAGGATCCTTTGCAATTTGGGCGGCAGTAAATGCTTGTTTCCGTAAATTAATAAGTTCTTCAAACTTGTTATTTAATTCTTCCGACATTTCAACGACTTTACATCGTTTCTTCAAATCTTCAGTTAATTTAGTTAATGTCTCTTGTCCTGAATTAATGAGTTGGGTTAAGCATGTAACCTTCCCATTAGCTATTTTTTCTTCCTTTTCTGCCTTAAGAGTTTCTAAACGAGCTTTTGAGTATTTGTTATAAGCATCTGAAATATCCTTTATCTTATCGTTCACCCCTTCGTCTGCTGCTCCTCCTGTTTTTGTATCAGTTGGTATAATATCATCGACTGCAGAGTGTCTTGTATTAGATTTCACATACTTAAAATGATGACCGTAAAAGTAATTATCGAATCTAAAATTACTTATACCTGAAGCTTTTGCACTTTCACGTAAATTATCATATTCTGCCTTTGTGATTTCTTTAGTACCTTTTTCAATTCCTGTAACATGTGATTCAAAAAATTGTTTGGTTTCTTCATCCTTATCAAAATCTCGAACGGTTCTTATTTCTTTGTTTCTAATACATTCATCTAGATCAGTTTTACTAAATCCTTCTTTTTGAAACGCATCAATTAATTGATAGTATCTTTTCTCTGTTATTTCACCAGCATCTTTTTCATTGGTTTTAAGTTTATTAGTAAGTGATTGTTCGCAATCTAATGTTTTAGCCGTAGGTCCTTTTGATTTTGTTTCCAAGAATTTCTTCAAGTTTTCCTGTGCTATAAAAATTTGCTGTCTGTATTGCGATTCCTTCAAAAACTGTTGTTCGTGAGCTTCTATTGCAGTTTTTAATTTTTCTTCTGCCCCTTTTTGTTCGTTTTTAATTGTGTCTAAGTTTCTTGTAAATTTTTTAATTAAGCTTTCAATTGGAGTATCTCCAAGATACCCTGCAATTTCAATATCGCGTGTAATGTCTCTTAATTTTTCGAACTCTTCGTCTATACTTACCAAATAACTCTTCAATTGACTTGTTTTTGAATTATCAAAAACATTTCTTTTAGTATACACTTCAAGAACTATTGGGTCCAATTTATCGTAAGTTTCTTCTCCAAATATATCAGTTTCGTTATTAATTGTGTCTATATACTCTTGTAACTTTGTTTCATATATTATTTTGTTTGTGTAATTAAGTATTAACTCTTTATTTTTATCTTCCTCATTAATAACTAATTTTGTTATTTTGTCCGCATAAGTCTTTATACGTTTTAAAATAGAGAGATACATATCTGAATTTTGTATTCTTTTTAAATTTGATATGTCGTATCTAAGTTCATTTTTTAATCCATTTTCTGTTACTATACTTCTCCATGAAGAAATAACTCTGTTGGTATTTAATTTGTATTGATTGATTTGACCGATTGCTTGTATATCGCAACTTCCTTCTTTTTCAATTTCTGAATACAAACCGTACACTTGTGCCTTCATGATATTGGCCAATTCCAAGTTACGTTTAGCCGAGTTGTATGCCTCTTCAATCTTCTGGAACGATTTTGAACTCTTGCGTGCTTGTTCTAAATTTACTTGTGCCGTTTGTAACTCAGTCTTAGCTAATTCTAGTTCTTTCTTTATTTCGTCTTTCTTTTCAGTTAGTTTAAAGTAGTATTCGCCTTTAATGTCTGATTTTGATACCTTTCCTCTTAAATAATCAACCGTCTTTTGTTTAGCAAAAGCTGCGCTGTTCGCTCCGTTATACCATTGTTTTGCCGCATTCAATTCTTCATTGGCTATACGTTTCTGTTTTGTTGTTCCATCTTTCATAACTTTGGTATACGCTTCCTGTTTGGCATCTAATTCCGCTTTAGCTCGGTCAAGTGTTTCTGCGCTCTCGTCTACTGCCTTCATATCCTTCTCAACCAACGATAACTGAAGCTGTAATCTAGCCACCTTTTCTCTTGCCAAACTTTCCTTTGAAGCTGCGTCTCCTACATTTGAATCTTCTACTTCTTCTGCTGGAACGTAAAGTCTCAGTTCCGTAGGCATGTACCACTCGCTCTGCTTTCCGTTCTTGTCCTTTCCACATACCACATTGATTTTCAAGTCGTTTTCGCCGTTAGGGTCTATTCCTTTAATTATACCCACATCTCCGTATTGCGTCTTTCCCAAACATTTACGTCCCTTGGTTTCTTCTGTTGCCGCCACAAACGCACCTACCGTTGCTCGTCCTCCGAAAATAGGAATACCTTCTTCGCTTTCTGGTTCTGCGATTTCCAAATCTTCAGGCTCATACCAGTCTCCCGTTTGTTCTTCGGGATTCAAGCCGTTACATGTAACGAACACTTTCAAGTTGTCTGCGCTTTGTGGATCCAGTTTTGTGACTGTTCCTACGTCCCCGAAAGCAGATCTACCGAGGGGTTTAGATGATACCTTTAATTTACGTTCTTCGCGGACCTTGACTTTTACGTCTACAACAGCCATACCTCCAAACACTGCTACACCTCCTCTTGGCGCCTTGTCTTTAGGAACAACTTCCAGGTCATCGCGGTCGTAAATATCTTCTCCAATAAACTTCTTGTCTTTTGCTCTGGTGGAAACTACAACGTCAACTTTAGATGTATCTTTTACGTTTACTCTAACTGCTGTAACCTTACCCACCTTTTCAAAATCTGATTGTGCTAAATGTTTTCCTCCGTTTTTGAAAACTACATTTTCTTTTAGTTTGACGTTTGTGCCTATCGTAATCATACCTTTAGCAGCTCCTACCCCGGCATTCGCGTCTTCTGGACTACTTACCAATTCAAGTTCACTCGCAGCATAATACTGTTCCTTGTTTTGCCCTTTGTCTAGTCTTTCTACCTTTACGAGCAATTCTTGATCGCCTCCTTGGGCCAATACAGACACGACTTTACCTGTGTTTTCAAAGAACGGATTCGAAAGAGCTTTTTCCGCTCCTGCTTTTTTGACTACGTTCTTCATTTTCACAATAGCTCCAGGCACAGCTATTCCTCCCATAATCGGTATGCCCCGACTTCCAAATGTAGAAAACAAAATTTCCAAGGCCGAAGCAGGAAATTCTTCACTTATAGCTCCTTTTGTGCCTCTACAACGGACTTTTACTGACTTTTTGATTGGGTCCAGTTCAATGACCGTTCCCTTGTCCGAGTATCCGGGATCCATAAGGCACGATTTTTTGTATAGTTCTTTTGAGTCGTCCCGAAGTTTAACTATGGTCCCACGATTTATGATTCCCGAACTTGTAGGTATCCCGTCATGTTCTAAATCGTTCTTTGATGACATAAAGTACGCCCCCACTCCTGCTAGGAAAGTGGTGGCTACCATGACTGCAGGTAAAGCGGCCATCCTATCTTCTTGTCTTTGAGTAGAGATGTTTCATTTGGTAAAAGACAACGTAACAAAAATAGAAGATAACCTTATTTGGGCTAGAACCGTAAGAGACTCTATTTTTGCTTGGTGGTTCAATATTACTCTGCTTGTATTAGTCTTAGGATCGTTCGGCTACTTCTTATGGGCGAGTTACGGAACTGCTACTCCTGAAGAATTAAAGAAGATTCCGTTCACTCCTGTTACGTGGCACAATGCAGTAAGAAATGTTCCCATAACAGAGTATGGACAGACTCCTCAAATTGAAACTGGAGATGGTTTACCGGGATTTGCCCGTAGAACAGGCGCGTCAGACTTTTGAAGATCTCAAAGGTAAGGCACCAAGACAAAAAGATTCAGTTCCTGTTAAAAGGAAATTAAGAATCGTCACCAAAGACAAATGAATAGCGCAGCAGGTCATACGAATCAAGTACGTGTAAGAGCAGAAGCAAAGTTGACGAAGGTAGAGTATCCTGGAAACATAGCAGTCAACTACAATCCCATACTGAACGCTGGAGGGTGTAGTCCTGTTTACCAACCAATAAAGTATTTTGATATCATCAAATACTGTACTCCACCAAAACCAGGAAATACAATGTGTAATATCCGTCAGTGAAACGTGAACAAGTAAAGTGTCTTATTTAAATGAGCTAGTATCTCGTCGCGAATATTCAGAAGATCAGTATCGCTTGGTTTCAGTAACTTTGGTAATTTTTCACTCATCCAGTCAACTCCTTCTTTCAACAAAGTAGCTGCTTCTTCGTCCTTGTAATTACGTAATTGAATACGACCCGTTTTGGCAGTGAGGTTCGGTCTTCCGTACTTTCCAATATACACTTCCACAAAGGTATCGATCGCATCATCTAATTTCTCTACAAGTTGATCTGTAGCTTTATGACGGGAAAACGACATTGTTTCCCAGTGATAAATCTTGATTTGGTTTCTCAAAGTGAGCATGATGTTCACAATTTCCGCTGACATTTATTTATTGTTGGTGTTGTTTTTCTGGACTATTGGCATTGAATCGGCTTTGAATATCCCGTTTTTTATAGCTGCTTCAGTTGCAGTAATTCCAGCCCATGAACCCGACATCGCATCGTATCGTGCTTGGATTTGTGGATCCCGGACTGCAATATCAAGGAACCCTGCGTTTCCGTAAGACGAGTCGGAAGTAAGGTAAGGAGCAGGCATGGAAGATGAAGGAACACGACTTCCACTTACTGCGTTCAAGTATCCGGCCCAGTTATTCTTGAGATTGTCCCCCATTTTGTTGTCATCTAAGAATTAAATGAAGGATGTGGACGGCACCGAACTGAAAAAGGCAATCAAGTCAGGCAAACCTATAGCTGTATTCTTTTACATGACAACTTGCGGTCACTGTGTTCGTATGCAAGAACCATGGAAGGAACTCGAGAAAGAAGTGCCTTCGGTGGACTTTTATCGCATTGAAAGTGGAGACGTTCCTTCAGAAATGAGTGTATCGTCGTTTCCCCACTTCGAAGTTCACGGAAAGAAAAAGGCCAAAGCTGATGGCGAAATGTCAAAGGAAGAACTCAAGAAGTTATTATTTGGAGGAGCTCTTGGCGGGAAGAGGACCAGAAGGGTCCGTTCCAGAAGGCTTACTCGTCGTCGTAGGGGGAAGTCCCGTCACTGAGCCCGCAGCTGGAGCGTATCCTTCGCTTTGTATCTTGGCGTTTCTAGCAGGGAACGCAGATGAATAGTCAGGTGCGTCGTATCCCTTTGCTAGCCATTTCAAGAAACCGTCTTGGTCGTTAGGAATAGTGGCCGATTGTAAGGTGTGGTAATTAACCATTGCGCGTGCTTGGTCGAACAAGTCGGATGTATCCATGTATAAGTCAGATGTCTGCTGGAAAGCCTTGAAGATACCTGCCTTCACATCAGATCTTGTTACGGGAGCTGCGTCGGGGCGGTTAGGGTTGTCTTGGATTTCGGTTAAAAGAGGGTTCATGAACGGATTGGCGGGAGTAGGCATAGTGTACTGTTTTCCGCTGACTGCGGCCTTGAAAGCTTCAAGCACTTTTCCGTGAGGGAACAAGCTAAATAAAGCTACAGAAGCAGCCATTACTGCGGGGATAGCAAGTAAGTATCCGGTCTTCTGGGTGGCCAAGAACAAAATAACCGAGAAGTAAACTGAAAATCTTACAACCGAGTTCAGTGCTTGGGCGGTAGACATGGCTTTAGTTGGAACAAATTGACTCCAAGTGTTCGCAGAAAACAAAATAGCTGGATCCTTGAACCAAATTGTATCGGTCATCTTACTTTTATCGTGAGTTTTTCTCCCGTTGTTTCTTCTGTAGTCGTGCCAACATTCGTTGACGTCGTGCTTCCGGCGAGTTTCCCATCATGACCGAAGACGGAATTTCAGACTGTGTTCCACCTAAAGCTTCGTTAAATACATTACCGAACACCGACGTGATTTTAGCTTTGATGCCTTCAATTTCTCTCAGAATTTGTTGTTGCGTCAAGTTACCTTTTTGGACCTTGTCTTTGACTATAGCTTGAAGTTTTTGGATCACGCGTTGCATGGTAGGGTGTTCGGGATTACGGACCATATCCAAGATTTCTTGTGGGTTATCGAAATTCAATTCAAGTTCCTTGATATCTATTTCTTCCACTACTTGCATAAACACTTTGGCTATACGAGTATCCATGACGTAATCCAAAATTCTCTTGAAATGGCTTTCGCTGTTTTTGTCTTCCAGTATCTTGTTTATTTCGTCGCTCTGGTTTCCAGTTCCAGACAACACTTTCTTTATGACGTCAATCATAGGCCCAATTTTCTCCTTGATGTCTCCGTGCATGAACGATCCAAGCAAAGAAGCCTGCATGTGTTTCCAGAACAGTTCTTTAGAGTCTCCTGCTCTCAACCATAAATCGGTCATATTGACCCCGAACATTCTGCGTGGTTCTTCAATGAAAAAACCATCGTCCCTTTGAAATATCTTGAGAGCGCTTGGAAACAAGGTCTCAAAATACTTTACATCTTTTTCTACGTCCACAACCGGCTCTTCAGACGGAAACGTTTTCTTAATATCGTCTACGAACTGTTGGAAAATCTTCGTTGTGTCCATTTAGATTTAACAATAAACAATTGTTTAAGCCCGATTACCGCCACGAGAAGACATTAAACTTTTTTGGTCGTCGGATAAACAGACACATCCTGTATCAGTGTTGAAGGCAGAAGGACAGCAGTCATTATCTACTTTGTTATCTACCAAAAACATGAGCTTATTTGAGTCCAAAGATTGAGAAGGTAAAGGGGCAACGCCTCCGGAAGGTTCAGTAGAGGCCCAGCCTGAAATACCGCCGCCGATATTGACTTGGTCGTAAGGACCAATACCGCCAGAATTTAATGGCATGCCGACGGGTTGTTGCATGAAGTTTTCACGGGCTACAGGTGAGCCTTGGGATGTGTATCGCATAAATATTCCTGCAAGGACGGCTGCGAGGAAAAAAGCCAAAACGAGAGCAGTCTTGTTCATTTATTACTTTATGAAAGCGATTAAAATCCGGCTGCACCGATTAAAGAGGCAAGCACGATGGCCACTACCAAAAGGGCAGGTTGGAACAGGGCAAGAATAATAGAAATAGCAAGAAGAGCGTACACGAACCCTTTGATGATGTTGATACACAACGTGACGAACGACCAAACAAAATTTACAACTGTTTGAGCGAGGTAAGCGGCAATGTACCCTTCGCCCACGAATCTTTGCAAAATATCCCGAATCTTGACTAGAATGAACGAGAACGAGCTCATAGAATTAAGTATTTTAGAAAGAACCTGCTTCGTGTAATCTAACAAAAACTTACGGATATTAGACATCACATCTCTGAAAGCGTTCAACGGTCCAACCATCTCAGTAATTGAATCGCCTACCACTCCGAAATAAGTATTGAACTGGTCTACGATGATACCCCAAACGTTTCCTGCTGCCTGGTTCATACAAAAAGCAAAGTTGTCGGAAGCTGTAGACTTGGGATCAGCGTAAGAAGCAAAAGCCATATACCGTGGATCACATCTGTATTGACTCCAATTTGCTTTTATAGTATCCCATGAAGTCATACCTACGGCTATCCCAATAGCTAAAAAGGACGCAAGTGTTGCTATAATAACAATCATCATCTCACTGATTTATAAGATTATTTTAAATTGATATTCTAGTTCGCACTTCGTCAAGAACCATGTATCTGTTTCCCGTTGTGCTTATTACAGGATACATTCCTGAATCAGTAATTAAGTTAAACATCAAATTACGATCTACGCATTTATTTATGTTTCCGTAAGACTCTGCGATGCGGACTTTACCGTCTTCAAGTATCCAGTTACAAGGATGTGAAAGTATACCTAAATCTACTTGTGCGTAGTAGCCTCCTTGAACGTCGTGAACGGCTGTACCTCTTACGATATCTCCGTTATCAAGTTCGTCGCCGATCTTTACGTTTGAAATAAGCGAGTATCCCTTCTTGAGTGGAACCAATGTTTCGCGATTGAAACCTGTAGGGAACAGTTTGGTAGGAGTCTTGATTTCGTTTGAATCAATTAATTTTCCGTTGTAATGGAGTTCAATTTGCGTCTTTGAAGTTTTGAGTATCTTGTCGGTATAATCCTCTACAAAGTCTAAGAACACACGACCGTCAATGATTATACGATGTGTATCGGTATTAAAGCAAACCAATGTTTCACATTCATCGGTACGGACAGCGTCTGGATGGTCTTTCACTTTGATGTAAGTATACTTATGTAAAACTCGGTGCTCTCCACTCACAACTACTTCGCCTAATTTATACATTGGGACGCCTTTACCTGAAACGGTGTATTTGGAAGTAACGACTTGGTAGTTACGGAGGGCCATACCTAAATGAATATCTTTCATGCTCTTTGTTTCGTGTAAAGCCGTTTCAACTTTGGTGTCTGGATGGAAACAGAGGAACGAAATAGTTTGACCGATTGGACCGTTTGCGACGGATTCGCCGGTCTTTTCGCCAGTGTAGAAAATGTAAATAAACGACATCATAATACCTACGACACGGGCCATCAACGTTCGCATACGGATGATAATATATTGAAACTGGCTCATCAGGTTTTCTATCTTACCAAAGGTCATGCCTACAATTCCCAAAAATCCGTTTCTTACATCTGAAATCATGCCACGCATAGAATCCATGGAAGAATTGATATCGGTCACTGCGTCTCCTACTATAGAAAACTGGCTCATGATAGGGTCCACAACGAACCCAGAATAATCCTGGAAGCTCTTCATCGTGCAATCTGTGAAGTTCTTGAAGACGTCTTGCCCTACGAATCCAGCTAAAGGCATGTAAGCAGGGTTACATCTGTAAGTCATCCAGTTATCTTTCAAGTCTTTCACATTGCTCATGATGTACATGTAAAGGACAGCTGCAATGGCTCCAAGTGTAGACACAGCAAAAACTACAGTTTCCATTACTTTATTACCGACCAAAAACCTAAAACGGAATGTTTTAACGACAGAGAATGAAACTTAATAAAGCGAAAATGTCTGTCGAAGAAGAAGTTACATATTACGGAGAACGTTTTGTAAGCGGAGACAAGATCGGGTATCGCGGGAAGTTTATTGGAACTATACACCAAAGATTAGGACGTGAATCGGCCAGGGTATGGATAGAAACCACCTTCACAGAAGAACAGCTGAAAGAACTTTTAGTCGAGTTCAGAAGACGAGTTCTTGTAGGATGGTATTACGGCTCATCACTTGCTGGTGGGTATTACGTCAACGTTACTTATGACAAACATTACCAAAATATAGTAATAGAATTCTATCTTCCAAAAGAAGTTGAAGCACCAATACCCAGTATATTTCATGTCGGAAACAGCGAATACATAATAGTGTTTTGCAGTGACGTAGATCTCAGTGACGACGAACCATCGGTTGATGGATTATCGGATCTTAGTTCTATTAAAGACGAAGACGAATGGAATGTAGAGCCGTTCATATACGACGGATACACAACGGTAGGATATGACGGCTACGACGGATATGATCCATAAAGGACCGAAAGGTCACTTTTTACTGCTTGGCCCGGAACAACATAATCATGATGAGAATGATAGAGAGAAACATAATTACCCAAAGCAGAGTGAAAGCGACCAAGTAAGGATAAATATACTGGAACACCTTGTTCAAAATAGGACGAAGGATATTGATTTCAAAATAGTTTTGGAACTCGGGAGTGGAAAAATATTGTAGAGGGTCCGAGGGGATCATCTTATTCAAACACGCGCTTTTGTCATGCCAAATTTACCGATTTTTTTATGCTTAAGATATCAAACAGAATGAAGGATCAAACCACCAAACTTTTGTTGGCACTTGGAGGTATCGTCGCAGTTGCATGGTTACTTTCTAATTACTCTTCAGCTAAATCCGCCGTCAGTGAAGGTATGGAAAAGCTCACTGATTCCCTCGGCGTCCAAGGCCCACTTTCCGACAGCGGTCCATACGGTCAGCCCACCCAATCCGCCGGAGGTAACGCACAACCAACCGAAGATGTTCAAGGACGTCACCCAGCCTCTCAATCTACATACTCTCAAACAACCTTATCCGCCGGCGAACTCCTTCCTAAGGGCGAAATTGGCGCCTCATGGGCTGCCGTCAACCCTGCCTCTTTAGGTGACCTCAAGGGCCAAAACTTCTTAGACGCAGGTTACCATACAAATACTGCTATTGCCGGTGTATCTCAAACAAACCGTAACGCATCTTGGGATATCCGATCCGAACAACCAAATCCTCAAGCCAAAGTTGGACCTTTCTTAAACACTACCATCGCACCTAACCCATTCAAACGTGGTTTGGACGCATAAACGTTTATTAAGAATAAGTAATGTGGGCCGCTGCCTTAATAGGAACTGGATTAGCATTAGCCTATGCCTCAACCCGAGGCGTAGAAAATCTGAAAGAAGTACGTAGTCAACGAGACGGTCAGGTCTATAAAGTCCAAGACATGCCAGACAAGCAAGAAGCTTGTGAGATTATGGCAGAAGTTAGGGGTAATTTAGACAAGCTGATGGACAAGTATAGATCAGATCCTGCGTGTTCTGCTGATCCAAGAATACAGGTCTTATTAAGTCGGTACAAACCAGAAAGTTTATGCGAGAACACCGTTCATTCAGATTCAACGTCGTATTCGGAAAACAAAGGCGAAGAAGTGGTAGTTTGCTTGAGAGATAAACAGCCACCTTACAAGTTGGTGGATTGTAACACGATTATGTTTGTGGTCTTACATGAGATGTCGCACTTGATGACAACGACTATAGGACACACACCTGAATTCTGGACGAACTTCAAGAGATTACTGAATGACGGAGTAGGTGTAGGTATTTATACTCCAGTGAACTATGCGAAGTCGCCTGTAGAATATTGCGGTATGACAATCACGGATTCTCCAATCTAATGAATAAGTGAGATGAAGAGGAAGGAATTGATACATCTGGACTCAAAAGAGAAAAACACTGTTTCCTTTTTTGAGGATGATAACATTGAAACTGTGAGGGAACAAATCGCCAAATCTGCAAATACTCATCCTGACCGAATATTTGCGTTGGCAAATATCAAGCTCTCAAAGGATTACTATAAGGAAGATATTCGCAGATGGGAATCGTTGTTTGAGCGTTTATCTTACAACGGCCGATACATTGAAAAAAGCGTGTTTGACGAGTACCAAAGAAACTACCGATTTCCAAACACGAACGTTGTATTCAAAGAATACGACAGAACTGAATGGATGCTTTTTCCCGAACATTTAAGACCGTTGTTTGCTCCTACGTCTAAGTTCTCAGAATACCGTATTTTTGGAGTCGCAGAAAAGAAGTCGTTTATCTTACCTGTTTCGGGGGACGGGCAATTTGCTTCTAGAATTCCAGCGGCGAACATTCCAATTCCAGATAACGGAAGTTTGATTTCTTCGTTTTATCAAGTAGAAGACATAGACCATTTTTCTTATGAGATATACGACGAAAGCAAAGGCCAATCGTCTGTTTTGTATTACTACCCTTACCTCACTTCGCAAACTCCTAAAAATTTATCTGAAGAGGCAATCACAATTTTAAACAAGAACGCAAAGTTACTCACAGATTTACTGGATATCAAAGTTCCTAAAGAAAACCAACATTCTTCACTTCATATTCTGAAAACAAGGTTCCACGTTCCATGGGTCAAAACAAACTTCGGAGCGGCAATAAGAACCAGATTCGAACAGATATTTTACGGCATGACGGTATCAGAAGACGTTCCTTACGTTGGATTTTATACGGGAAGCGACGATATAAACAGACACAAGTTTTACGTGGAAAATCCTAAAGACAAGAAACCGTTCTTGGATATGAGCGTTTGGAAAACATGGTTTTCGCAGCATAAACCTTCCCGACAAATTCCCACACTCATTCTGTATAGAGGCAAATCAAGGCACGATTTTGACCGAATCATTATTACGGAAGACGATATGGTCGTTTCAACTTACCGCACGGAAACTGCAACAGATACAATTGAAGACTTGAAAAAAACAACACATAAATGGTTTGAAAACTTTGATGCCGTAGTTCCGTTCGTGGACGAATCGGATATTCATTTGGATAGATGGGAGTTACAGGATATGACGTATATCTTGAAATACTCGCATCCTATTTCCGAATTCAATACCCTGCGTTTCAACTGTATTTCCCCATTCTTCAGCATAACGAATCTAGATAAATCAGAGTTCACGATTCTAAGAGCGAACAGACTAAATAACGGTATCACAACAGTGGAAGCTAAACTAATCCAAATGTCTCAGCAAGGACCTTTAGACACAAAAACGGTATCCCAAGAATTATCTGTTACCGAAGACCATGCTAGAAAATTGATACAAGATGTGATGTCAAAGCAAGAAGAAGGCCAAAGTTTGGGAGACAGACTGTTCCGAGGATTTCCGATGTTGATTATTGAATCAAATGCTATCCATGTAAGAAACGTGAAAGAAACAGATTTGTCTTCAAAGTATACGGATTTACTGCGTTACATCCTTTCAAATCCCGACTCAAAGGAACTTGATAAGATATGTCCTCCTAGAATGCAAACTGTTGCGTCTCAAAGAGCGGTTATAGATACATCTACAGTTGATCGTGAAGCAGTGATGGACGAATCGTTCGCTGATTTTTTCGGAGACATTGAAGAAGTTCCAACAAAGAAAATTGAAGAAGACGACTCAGAAGAAGTGTTTGAAGAAAAGACTACATTTGAAGTAGCAAACCAGCCTGAAACAAAGTACGGTTACTTTCTAGAAAAATTGAAAAAGTTTGATCCACAAACGTTCGTAGACAGATCTAATTATCCAAAAGAAGTTTGCGAATACAAGAACCAACCTGTTCCTTTGAACGAAAAGGATAAAGACAGATTATCAGAGTTTGAAGACGGAAAATACGATCCAATCAAAAAGGCAGATGAATCAAAGTTGCTGGAAACAACGAATCCAGACGGAACTTATATTTGTCCCGAATACTGGTGCACTAAAGACGAAATTCCTCTAAGGGAAGACCAACTGTTAGTAGAAGATGGAGTACGCAGATGTCCTGTATGTCATGGAAAAATCCAAACTTCGTCAAATGTAGATTTGAAAGAGTACCCTGTTATTGAACGTAAATCGGGGTACGTGTATCCAAGCTACTACAATTCTGCTTATACATCCCCAGGAAGCGGAAAACCATGGCCGTGTTGTTACAGCACAGTTCATAAAAAGGACCGATCGCAGAAACAAACAGAAGAAAAAGATAAGTATTACGTATTCAAAGAGACAACTCGTGATTTACCGGAGTTCCGATTAGCAAAGGTAGACAAGAAAACCATCCAACGGCTGAATATAAAGGAAGAATACAAGTTTCTTGAAAATCAACGTATATCTGAAGCTATGGGGGGATTTTTTAGAGCAGGATTAGGTCATCCGTCAGACACTTTACCTAAATATTTAGGAATGGAACAAAAAATACCTTATCCAAATGAATCGGTCCAAACTGTGTTGAAATGTTCGTTTATGCGTTTATGGACTAAATTAGGAGACACAAATATTCCGGAAATCAAGGCACAGCTTTCAAATATCAAAGACGAAACTATAAAAGAAAAAGTAGCACAAATAGTTTCGGGAATAGACGAAGCTTACAGAAAGAAAGAGTTGTCTCCCATCCAAGAACTTGAATATTCTTCTCTTGCGTTGCAATGCGATATATTCAGATTGAATATCAAGACACACACAATTGGGTGTATACTTTACGCTTCTATGGTTAAACCTAGAACGCGAGCAGTGGTTATTTTACAAAACGGAGACGAATACGATATTTTGACATACGCAAGACGACGCAAGAATGTATTCAGTTACAAATCTAATATATTTGAAGAACCGTTCCGTAAATTTTTGTATATGACATTCGAGAGATCAAGAGACCAATCGTGTACTACCGAGGTACCTACATACAACCAAGCACTATCAGTTCTTAAAAAGTATTTCAGCGAAGACGAACACTTTATTATTCTGGACCCTTACGAAAGAGCTCAGGCGCTGTACGTTCCAGATAAAGTCGTGCTTCCATTCCAGTCGGTTCCCGTTCCAGACACAACCGCTCCTCAAATACAAGGATACTCTGACGTCAATAGATTACCTACATTCACTGCGATGAAAGAATTATTAGAGAAAGCAAAGGAAGTTACGCAAGGGTACACTTACCAGGACGCTGTATACAACGCTTCAGGATACCGAACCGAAATATTGACAGTCAGTGGACTACACGTTCCCGTCCAACCTGAAAAAATTGAACCGGGAGATGTTCTTGATGTTGTGTCTACCGTAAGCGAACTTGGAGAAACCAGCTTGGCGTTCGGCGAACCAAACGAGGAACTCAAAGAAAAATTCAAAGATATTTCTTACCAAGCAGAAGTGTATGAGTTTCTGTTGTTTCAATTATCCAAAGATTTAGAAACAGACGATTACGGAGATATTCGCGAAGCTCTTTCTTCAGACAAGATCCAACGCAAGAAACTCGAAACTTTGTTGAGTAAATGGTTCTCTAAAATAACTGACTTTGTTGATATCCACGACGCAGGAACGTTCTTGACGAAAATAAGAACTCCGTGCGGCCAGTTCAGCGAATCTAAATGCAAAGGAAACTTATGTGGATGGGACGGAAAGACATGCCGAGTGAAAATCAAAAAATCGGTAGATAAATCTCAGTTATTCAGTAGACTGGTAACAACGTTATACAGCAATTCAAAAATAAGAGCAGTAGTTCTGGACGGACGCACAACTCCATTTTTTAGTACGATTCTGTATATTGAACTTCCTCACGAGATGATAGTCACAGACAAAGACATTTAAAAATGACCTTTCGGTCTATTTTTATTCATCTGGGTATCCATACTTGTATTCAAAGAAGTGTGTCAAATAGAACACCAAGTTCTCATTAAATTCTTCTTCGTCCCATTCATCTTCGGGGATTGATTCTACCCAGTCTATAAATTCCGCCTTCAATTCGCTTGTTTTTATTTTATTTCGTTCATCTTTGTTTGGGATGAATTCTCTGAGCAATCCAAATGTTTGCAATTCTTCAGAGAATGTGTCGTCGCTAATTTCTACACGTTTATTCATTTTAGGTTACAAGATACTGTTCTTAACTAAACTAATTTCGTTTTTAAATGCTGTCAACGTTCAATTCCTCTTCCTCCTCTTCCTCCTCTTCTTCATTCGCAAACTCAAATCCAGATTCTGTTCCGCTGGTGAGTTTCTTTGTCATAAGCGTATTTGCGTCTGTTTCCGTAGCCAACAAGTTAGAATGAAGTTCAATATGTTCTTGGATTCTCGCAAGTTCTTCCCGTGAAATCAAGGCAACCATTTCCAAAGCAAGTGAACCTGTGACTCCCGTTTCGGATATCAAAACATACGAACCAGGAGAAGCCAACACATCCTTCTTTCCTCTACCTTTGAACTTTCCTGGAATCTTGGCTTGCTTGACATACACTTTATCGTCTTTGCTGTATACAACTTCAATTCTTGCTTGGCCTAAATTTTTAGTTATTCTTGCAACGTAAACATCTTCTGGAACACGATTATGACTTATATCTAAAATGAAATCTGAAACCATTCGGTCAGATTTCGATTTAGCTGAACTTACACCACCACCTCGAGGCATTTACATTATAAACGTGATCTACCATTAAATCATACTTAGTTTTTACGTCTTCGTCCTCCTACAATCGCAACAGGAGGAAACTCAATTCGGTATCCCAAATAAATAAGCAATAACCCAACCAACAATCCAAGAACGTCGGTAGTAATGAAAAATTGGATTGGCCAAATAGACGAAGTAGAACCTACTTGTGATGTATTCGCAGGTTGTTGTTGTGTAGTATCTGTAGTGGGAGTAGGAGCTGGAGCTGTGTCTGTAGTTGAAGGAGGAGCAGCTTGGTATCCTGTACTGGTTGTGTCTTTAGAAGCAGTATTTGGATCGGGAGGCGATACGTCCGATGCGGCAGCAGCGTATCCTGTGGAAGCAAGTGCCTTATTGTATCCGGCAGAACGCAGAGGTGCTGTACGGTCCCATACGGACTTAACGTTCAAAGCTATAAGCACTATACCTACTAGAATAGAGATCCACCCTAACATTTGTTATTATCGTAAGTTTTTAGAACCAACGGGAGCGTCCTCCGGCAGTCATACCAGTAGCAAGTCCAGACATAATTGTTGGAGGAAATTCTTGACGGTAACCGTAGTAAACTAAAGCAAGGCCGCCAACTAAGTAAAGAGAGTTTGTTACGTAAGAAAATACTGATCCACCTGTACCTATTTTTACAAGTTGGTAGATGGTAGCTCCTAACAAGTAGAGACCCAAAATAATCATTATCCAGCCTATCATTTTATTTATATAAAGCTATTTTATGAATCCGGTTGGCGCATAAAGTAGTTTTTTATTTTTATTTTTTTAAGTTTTAGCTAATTATTGAATTTATGCAGTTGGTTTAATGAAGTGAACCTTGAGGAAGGTTTGGAGGTTTAAGTAAGTAACTTCTTCACCGTCTTTGACGCGGAGGAGTTTGGCTAACTTGGCGTCTGGGATGATACGACGCTTGAATTTAGGATCAAAGCATTGTTTTTCCTTGACGTAGTTGGAGATGAACTTGGTGACATCAGTTTGGCTCTTTTGGCTCTTGGCTGGGAGACCCATGAAAGAGGCGAGTTCATCGGTGATTGGGCGGAGTTTGAGGAAGGCGTTGTTTGCACGACGGGCTTCCCAGGCTGCCTTTTCTTCGGCAGTCATTTCAGAGGGATCCTTGCGTACACGACGCTTGGAGCTGCGGGCATCGCGCTTGAGGGCCTTGATGGCTTCACCGGCTTCAGCAACTAAGGCACGGACACGACCGGACCATTCAGTGGAGAGAGCCTTGAGGCTTTCTTGGAGGGAGGAAAGGATGACGGAGGCAGATCGGGTTTCAGTGGCTACTGGTTCAGCAGCTGGAGTAGCGACTTCTACAACTGGGACAGTAACTTCAGCGGCGGCCTTCTTAGTTGCTCGTGGAGTTTTGACAGGGGCGGATTCAGTGGCTGGGGCTGGTGCAGCGGCAGCGGGGGCGGCGGTGGTCTTCTTGGACATCTTGTTTGAAGTAGAGGCAGAAACTGTTGGGCTCATTCTAACGCGTGTTATACTCCATATACTCCTTACCTGTTTAAATCACATTCTACATAAGGCGCTAATAATTATGAAGCAGATGCCGTAATTTTCTTTTGCGTCGTTCAAAATTGTCAAAAGTGTCTTTGAAACCATGTACGAACACACAAATGATCTCCATTGAGGTCTACGAGAAAACCCATTTAATAAATTCCTAGCCCAAGAGACATACTGCCTTCTCCTTGAGTTGGGTGTTGTGTGTTCGGAAGCATAAGCTTCTAGATCTTTATGTATCAAATTCAAAAACACGTGTATCTGTTCTTTATTCATAGACATAAAGAACAACGGATTGGTATCAAAGAACCCGTTCTCTTCAATAATTTGAGATATATGCATCCATTGTTGAAAAAGTTTTTCGTCCAAAGGTAATTCTTTAGGTTTATCGTGCAAATTAAACAGACCAAGTCTCTTACGTATTCTACATACTTCACGTAATCGTTTTCTTATTTCGGGTGTTAATCGTTGTCTCGTATAAGGGTTCTCAGGCCTCAAATTCGTTCTAAGAATATGGTTCAAACTACGAACATCGAACCACCATAACTTATCTGCTTCTTCAAACGAAAAGTAGTCCAAAGGATACATTTTTGTCTTTTCATCTAACGTTACCAGTTCTTCGTCGTTATGACACTTTTTTCTGTTAAGAACTCCTTCTCCAAGTAATTTAATATAATTACGCAACAGGAATCCTCTTGTGTACTTCTGGATCAAAACAGCACTTTTATTACAGTTATTTACTTCCGCCCAAATGCGCTTTTCCTTACTTTTGACGTGCTTTCCGCAAAAAATAAGACCTTTTATCGCTTTGGAAGGACACTGGTCGGTGCTCGTTTTATTTTTACATGATGCGCACTGTACCATTATTTATGTATTTTCATTCCTTTTCTGTAAAACATAAATAGCAATTATTGATAAATGGTTAACTATGACTTGTCGCATTTAACGCAAGACGAAACCCAAAATGTTTGGGGCCCTATCCAAGATGACGAGGCGTTGTTCTTGTATTCTATTATAAGAGGTTCTAGACTAGAACGAATATTAGAAATTGGAGGATTGGATGGGTATAGTGGAACGAACTTTTTGAAGGCATTATCTTACACCAAAAATGGTAAGCTTTATACCTGCGACTTGAACCCAGTTCCAGTTCTTGCTGAAAACCATAAAGTTTTAATTAAAAATGCAATGTACCTAACAGCAGAAGACCTAGATAACCAACCGCTAGACTTAGTATTCTTTGACTGCCACGATATGGTGCAAATGAGTATTTACAACAACTTGGTTAGTAAAAAAATCATAAACAATGATACAATTTTAGTCTTACACGACACAAACTTACACTATGCTCCGTATCATAAATGGGGTAAGTATGTCAGACAAGAAAATGGAATCGCTCATCAACCTGTAGAAAGACGTATGGTGAACATGTTTAAAAATTTAGGTTACGATGTGTTTTCAATTTCAACAGATAGAAGTAAACACAGCCCAGACTTTCCTGTTCGTCACGGAGTAACTATTTGTAAAAGGTTCAAAACATTAGCCTAATTTTGGTCTACGTGAAAAACGGATTTACACCGAATAGGTGTATAGAGAGCATAACACAATAACAAGAATGAACGGTCCAATCAGTGCAAGCAACATTAACGTAAACGATATTACATTCCAAGTAGGACAAGCAAGACCAGGACGTAACCCTCCTATCAGCATGCGATACAATGGAAACAACTTACAAATCAAGCTTCCTCGTTTAGGATATCCAGGTGGTGTAGTTATGCGCGAAGGCGAAACAGGCGTAAAGTCTTATACATTACTCGGATCCTTGAAGGGATGCGATCCATACGGAAAGGAACGTCCAGCAGGAACAGACGATACAGGTAAGTTCTACAACTTACTTCTTGACCTTGAAGAACACATTATCAAAGCGGCAATTGATAATAGTGCTAAATGGTTCGGAAAGAAACGTACTGAATCCAATATCCGCGAAAGTTTCAAAAGAATCATCCGATTCTCCTGTGACCGCGTTGATGGCGAAGAAATTCCTAACGGAAAGTACCCTCCAAGCTTCAACGTCAAGGTTCCAGTCTATGACAATCGCGTCAACATTGATATTGTAGATGCTTCTCGCAATCCTTTGACTTACGTTACTCCAGACTCTTTACCAAGTGTCTTTCCAAAGGCCGTTGAAGCAAACTTAGTTATCAGTGGCAGTATCTATGTGATTGCCGGTGGTGGATTTGGTGTCACATGGCGCCTTCTTATGGCCCAAGTCTTCCCTCCTTCACGTAGAACTGCAGTCGATGTATTCAGCGATGAATCTAGCTCTGCTGCTGTAGGTCTTGATGATGATGATGTTCCTCTAACACAATCTCAGGTTCCTGTGGAAGATGATTCGTATCCTGAAGCTCAATCTGAGGAACAAGTTCCTGAAGCTCCGAAATCGGCTGCTCGTCAACGACGGGTTGGTCGTTCGGCACAATAGACCAAACTTGTGAATCAGTAGGTGCTTTATAGATCACGAAAGAGTTATCAATGAATAACATTGACGATTCGGGAGTCAAGTAACTTGACTTTTTCAATTGTGAGCAACCGCTCATAGCTGAAATAGACATCTTCCCGCATATTTCACAAGTATACATTGAAGGCATTTTCATCAAAATTTCAGGAGTTATTAATCTGATATTTGTAGGCAAAACCCAATCAATCACTGACTTGAAATCATCGTCTAAACAGTCTTGGTATGCTTCGTTGGATAATAAAGACCACAAGGTAGCGTCTCTTGGTTGCCAGTTTGGTTCTTGATACAAAGTAGAAAAAGGACTGTCGTAAATCCACAAAGCATGAAATAAATCTCCTTCGTGTTCGGCTATACCTACACATCTGCTGTTTTCGTCATATAATCTGTATACGTCCCATTCGTATGAGGGATCCACGCATCCGCGGTACACTTCACGACCATCGTATACCCATTCTTCTGCGTCGTAATCATCATCGTGATCGGCTATGTCTTCAGCGATATCACGGTAGACATGGCCGGGTTTCAGTTTAGAAAACATTTATATAGTAACAATTTAATCAAACTTTACGGTTACACGCACATCGTGACGTGTCATAGATTTCGTAGCAGAATGTGATAATTCGTGTCTTTTTCTTTTTGTTCCTTCAACTTCTGTATCTTTGGCTTCATGTAATCTGGTTTCCATATCTGCGTGGATAGCTTCACGGTGAGTTTGTAAGTAATCCAAAACTTCGTCGGAAATAGCCCATTCGAAAAAATTCAATTGGCCTACAGTAGTATCCATATCGTGGAACTTGATGCGTTTCCAACGACAAAACGGATCAAACATTTTTTTGCTATAAGCCTTCAAGTGTGATTTATAAGAAAGGTATACGATAACGTGTTTGTTGTCTTTAGTCATATAAGAAACATTGAACTTCTTGGCGTAATTCGTAACAAACCAATCAATTAATCTTAAAGACAAGTTTGACTCGCCGTTCAAAATATTTCTTACGCGATCAAGGTTTCTTTCATTTGTATAAAAACGTTCTAAACGATACAATACCCATTGTTCTTGGCTCTGGATCTCTTGCATTTTATTCCATATTGTTACCTACCTTGAAAACGGGTTTTCGCAGAAGTCACCATATATAAGTAATGGATAAAGTAGAAGAATTAATTTCCAAATACGGTCAAGACGACCAACGCACAGCACAATGGTATTCTAAACGAGGCGAAATGTTAACAGCTTCCGAAATTTCAAAGGCAGTAAAAGATGCTTCCCCGGCCCAGAAACACGAAATCATGATGTCAAAATTAAGTCCAAAAGAACGAAACACAGGAGGTCCAGGCGTGAAAGCTCTCATTTGGGGAACAAGATTAGAACCTGTAGCCAAACATATTTACTCAACTTATATTCAGCCAGGCGTTACAATTGTAGACACTACTTGCGTTCCTCATCCCGTTCATTCGTTCCTTGGCGCATCTCCTGACGGTGTGTTGGTGACAGAAGATAAATCAGATCCAAGATACGGAAGTTTAGTTGAGTTCAAGTGTCCTATTTCTCGCGACTTCAGCGATACGAGTCCTGTTCCTATTTACTATTTTCATCAAATGCAGCTCCAGTTAGAATGCACTGGAATGACGCAGTGTGATTACATTGAAATGAAGTTCAAGGAAGTGAACTATACTGAATGGCTGGAATCAACCGCTCAGTATAAATCATGTTACGCAGTAGGAGAAAATGGGTCAACTATTATTTATAGAGATATCACAGACCCACGAGATATTCCTACATGGAGACGTGAAATGCTTCCTAATTTTGAAACCGAATGGTGGAGTATGACATATTGGGTATTTGAAAAACACAGATCAAAGATCATAGAAAAAGATCCGTTATGGCTTGAAACCAATTTGGAAAGTTTTCGTGAGGTTTGGGAAACGATCCAAAAACATCGTTCCGAAGGAACTTTGCCCGATCATCCTAAAGAGAAAACAATACTTACCATATAGCAGAACTTTTCAAGTTAGAATTCATAGTAAACAATGGTTCTTCTGGAATTATAATTTCAATTTTATTTTCAATAAACATATTCGAAAGCAAATCGTCAGCAGGAACGTTTACATGACCGTCAAGGTAGTTTAATATTTTCTGTGCTCCTTCTTTTGTTATGACATATGCAGCTGCGTAATTGAAATACTTTTTCACTATATTGTAGAATGATTTATTAACACGACTTGTTTTCTCGTAAGGATACCATGTACTATGACACAATTGACAAACATCAAACGATGGTGGCAATTGTTTTAATACATCCAAGTTTTTGAGAAGAACCGCATCGTCTTCAAATATTAAATACGCATCACAATCTTCATCTTTAACTAATTTTTCGTACATGTTAATATGACTCCACGAACATCCAAATTCTCCGTTCTTCATTAATTGTCCGTTGTGTCTTTTTGATTTGTCGTATTTTTTAACGAATCCGTTATATTCTATAGTTGTGCCTTTGTTTTTGATCAACTTTCCATCAACACCATAAATTACTTCTGTATCCATTTTCAAATTAACTAAGTTTCGGTGCAAGACTTGGACGGTTTGGACTCGGTCAACGTTTCTTTCTAGAGTCATTATTTTTGCTTTAATTCTGTACTGTTTTGTCTGGTCTAACGACTTTTCGATAATAGAAGACAAGCGTGGAAAGAATGCCAGTTCCGTAAGAATCTTCTTCTTTGTTGCTCTTATGACTTCAATTCGTTGAGACCACCAGTCTTCATCAATAGCTTGCTGAATAATGCGTCTTGATTCTTCAATGTTGTCTAATGGAAGTCTTACGAACGATTGTGGATCAATGTGATCTTCTAAGTTAGGACATCCCCAGTAAAATGGTAATGTTTCGCAGAGAAGAGGTTCCCAAATCTTTTCAGTAGCATAGTTATGTTCGCTGTGATTTTCTACGGCCAAACAGTATTTGTAGTTCAAGTATACATTTGATCTATTTTCTTCAGGAACAGGACCCACATATGTTGCAATTGAATGAGTGTTTTCCTTTCCAAAAACTTCAAACAAGTCTTCATTTTGTTTAATGAAATCTACACGTAACTTATGTCCTGGATCGTTATACTTAGAACTCAAAATGGAAGACACCTTTTCTTTCTTTGTTTGAGGGGCATCGCGTACTTTAAAACTATACTGAACGGCATTCAAATAATTTTCGTGATCGTTTACATGTAAAAATTGAGTTTTGTCTATTTTTATTTTTTCAGTGAAGCAGGATGGTTCCATGAAATACCAAATTGTTTTTGACGAATCAATCGTTCCATCTGACTTAGGATAATTAATGATGACGTAGTAATCTGCAAATCCAGACGATACTAGACGCATATTATCTGGAACGCCCATTACAGACCATTCTTTAACTAAATCTTCTGAATTTTGCCAGTTACATAACATTTTTATCCTCATTTTTCCAGTTTTTCTAACGTATAAACAATCTGTTTCAGAATAACAGTTTGGTTTATTTAACTTTGTCAAATCAACTTTACATTTGAAGTAACCTAAACTGTTAAACGCAACACATTCTTTAATATTCAAAGCTAATTCTGCCATGTTCTGAAGTGTATCTTTTTTACATCCTATATCGTCTCCAAAATGGTCTAATCCAGGATATACATCAAATTCTTCTAAAAAGTCTTTTACGTTTGTAAAATCTAAGCTTTCAAAATTCTTTTGGATATCAGTATCTACATTCTCGTCTACACCTTCATACCATTCAGAAAACACGATTTGAGGTTTTAATTCGCAAGCATCTAATTCTAAACATCGTTTTGCCATTAAATAGTCAATGCCGTTTTGGATATTGTTTGCTCGGATATAATCCACAAGTTTCTTTGCTCCTTTCTTGTTTATAGAATACGCAAATGTTCCTCCAATGTATAAATTACGATTCAAACCTGTAACTTCATTCTTATCTGTTTCTGTATTGTATTGGTCTTTTAACAAATCTCTGTTTTTAGAGAACATATGGTAGCCGAGAAATAAACATTCACGATTTATAAATTCGTCTTCAAGATCTTTGAATTTTTGTTTGAAATTACTTGCTAATTGAATATCGTCTTCAAAAATAACATAGTAATCAACACGCGGATCATTCAAGAGCTCTACCCATAAATTGTAGTGCGACAAAGCACATCCAACTACTCCACAACGGTATCCAAAATCATTTCCTGAAAATAACTTTTTGATTTCTAATGTTGGCTTTAATTCCTTTCCGTCTACTGCATCAGTAAATACATAATCGTCAAAATCGTGTTTCTTGAATTCTTCTTCTATTGCTTGTTTTCTGTCAGATCTGCGTTTCAAATTTATGACTTTATTGAGACAAAGTCTTTGATTAAATTGTGTTTCGTTATTCAAGTCGTAAGCATTCTTTACTGTTTTTGTGTCCTTGTCTGAAGTTAAACGACCTGTGTGTTGACAAGTAATGGCATCAAAGAAGGCAGACTTGTATCCGGATTGATACCATTTATCTGCGTAATCCCGTTCAAAGAAAGTGTTTTTGCTATCAAAGTTTCCCAATGAAAGTATCGTTTGAACGTCTACCACGCTCGGACGGAAGCTGTAGTGCGGCCAGTAATGACAGTTTGGATAGCTGAATTGGCCTTGTTTGAATTCATGTACTACAAATCCAGGAGATACAGGCGAGTATCCTCTTAATTTCACGTCCTTCATAGTTTCTGCGTATTCGCGATTGAAGAGAACTTGTTTAATTACAATTTGTTTATCCATAAAGTCAATAGCATCTTTCACATAAGAACGTTTGACGTAAAACAAGAAATCATCTTCCATATGAATCCAGTATTTTGGTTTGAGTTCTTTTAATTTGTTCCAAATGATGTTCATGCTTGGTCTGTGTCCTTTTTCTTTCTGGGTTTTCATGTAAAAATCAAACCAGGAATACTTGCTTTTCATAATTTTACGGTCTTCTTCACTTGAATTATCGTCAACGCAGAACCAGTAGTCAATCATATCTACATCAGTCCAATGATTCAAAATAGAGTTCACAGTTTCCTGAAATAAATCTAATCGTTTACAAGTTGTCATTGAAAGAAATACTTTTACAGGTGTGTTTTTCTTTTTAATTGTTGAGTATTTGGTGAGAAGTTTACGGTTATTTTTGAAAAGTATATCCCATACCACACAGAGTCTTTCTGGGTTTTCTATATGTGGAAGAACGTTTGTGATTTTATAAAAGAGGTCTAATGTATCTTTATCTTCAATTAACTGATGAGGATTCAAAGAGATGTTGTGGTACACTGCATTCATAAGATTAGAAGGAGCTATGTTTCTTATAATAATTTCTTTTGAGATCTTGTAAGCCAAATCTATTTTATTCGAAAAGGACGCAGAAATACTTGCGTTGAAGTCTAATCGGTCGTTATAAGCATCAGAATACAAAAATAATTTATCGGCTGGGGTTCTGTTGTAGTTCTTGTGTTGTTCGTAAAGAGCTAAAATAAGAGAAAATAATTGGTGTTCGTAAAGGATTTCGCATGCAAAAATAACACCTTCTTTTCGTTCATTGTCAAATTTATCTGCCTTCAAGTAATATTCCAGAGCTTTGAAGTATTCTTTCTTTGCCTTGTACATGTTTCCAACCATCAAACACGCATAGTATTTTTCTTGAGTCCATGAATCTAATTTATCAACGACCAAAGAGTACCATTCAATTGATTTATCGTGTTGGTTTGAATCACGATAACTTTGAGCGCAGTAAAAAGCGTATCTGTTTTTTAATCCCTTGTCTTGTTCTTCGTTGTAAGCTTTTTCAAGTATAGCTGCATCCTTTGCGTATTTATTTGAATCATTACTTCGTGAACCAGACTTACCTGAATCAACATAATAATCGCCTTCAATTGTCTTTGATGGACCGGTTGGTTCGCAGAAAGTAAAGAATTCGTGTAGCACACCAACGAATTTTGATCGTTTTCTCGCATTCATCAATAGAGGTCTCAAATAAGTCAAACCCTGCCCGAACTTAAGCATATACATATCGGCGTCAAGAACGTCAGGAAGTTTGAAATCGCCATAAATAGTATCGTCCGCATCAAAAACAAGTAGATAATCTGCCTTTTGATACGCTCCTTCTAAGGCAAGAGTTCGGTTATGGCCGAAATCTTTCCATTCGTGTTGTAAGAGTTCACCCGGAATTCCCTTTCCTTCAAAAAATGTTTTTATAATATCTTGTGTTCCGTCCGTTGAACCAGTATCAGAAATGACCCAGTAGTCAAAGCTAATTTTATCACATAATTTTGTTAATGTTTCCTTAATAATATGTGATTCATCTTTTACAATCATATTCAAACATACAGTCTTGCGTGTCACCATTTTACAAAGTATAATGGAGCTTGTGCTTAAGCGGGAACATAAGATTGGAACATATTTACACGGTAAGGGGTCAAAATTCCAGGAATTGGTTCAGGAGGAGGCAATGTAGGTTTGAAACTGTTTGTTTCTTGTTTGTATGAAGAAGCCCGTGTTTTTTCGGTTTTTTCTTCGTTAGAGTTGTCTACGAACTCTTTAGCGAACCCTTCTCTTGGAGTTATGATTCTGTATAAAATCCACGCAGCCAACCCTATAGCTACTAAAGATATAACGGTTTGCATGGTTGGATGACTTAGGTCAAGCATTTGTTAATACTACGTAAAAAATGGAAACCCGTTTTATCAAGAATGGAAGTATAAATACAATATGGACGATCGTGTTATGAAAACCTTGAAAGAAATGCTCACTGACCGTGGAGTCAAGGGTGAAGAGTTTGAAACAGTGTCTCCTGCTATGGACGAAACTAAGATGTATACTTTTGGAGGAGTATTGATTATTTACAGCACTAAGTTTCGTGTGTCTATAGGAGAGTTCAATAACTTCATTAGTTTTGCAAAAGACAACGGGTACAACAACGGAATCATCATCATTAGCGAACTAACTACATCTGAAAAGGTTTTAAACGCTTTAGTTAACTACATTTCAGACAAAGATAATCAGTTAGTTCAGTTCTTTGTGTACCGAAGTTTATATTTCAATATATCCAAGCACCGAATACCTCCTAAGCACAGATTACTTACATCTGCTGAAAAAGCTGAATTTCTTAAAAAGTTTAGTCAAAATGATCTTCCTGAAATTCTCACACAAGACGCCATGGCTAAGTATATCGGAGCCAGACCTGGAGATATAGTGGAAGTTACGGGAATGTGTGAAACAACGGGAGAATATAAACACTGGCGAATTTGTGTAGCGGAAACAACAAATGGATAGCCAGTTCAATACACTTATCCAGAGTTACCATGATAATTATATCCAGTTTGCTGTGAATGGAGACACGAAATACCAAACTGCTTACCAACAAGCAGAAGACAGTATTAAAAAATTAATTCAGGAGAAACAGGATGAACTGAATTCTGCTGAATCTAATATTCAAAGTATGTTGGGAGACCAAACGCAGCAACAAATACGTAACAATTTTTCTATTTTGAACGAAATAGGTATAGATATTCACAACCAACAAGACAGATTGACAGCAGCTAATATGAGAAGCAATATTCAATTACCTACCGGCCCAACTACAAATACTTATATCTGGATTGCCTCGTTATTGGGTGTCATCGTCGTCTTGCAGCTCCTGTAATTGCAGAACTTACTTGAGTAACTATACTCGTAGACCAAGCAGCTCTTATCGCAAAAAATGTAATAATCAAACACAGAAAAAACAAGGCAAACAAGTACATGTAAAACATACTTGTTGCGTTGGTTAAGTTTGAAGATGTAGTTGCCTGAATAGTTTTTAAAGTTGTAATTTGATCGTTTCCTGCTTGGAGCTGGGCGTATTGTTGTTGATACTTAACTAAATCTTGGACCAACCCGTCTAATGTTTGGCTATTTACTTGATCTGTTCCAGAATTCATGTTCGTTAAAAAATCCTTCAGTGCGTCAGACATCTTTTTGTTGTCGGCAATCACTTGAACGATTAAACTCTGTTGTCTACCAGGGTCTTGTTCGTAAATAGCCTTTGTAACTGTAGAATCATAGTCTGCCTTAGCGGCGTTATACTGAGTCATAAAGTCGTTTAACTTTTGTTGACGCGATTCTTGAAATGATTGTGTTACGTCCATTGTTTTTGTAGTATAATAAATAAATGTCAACTACTAAAGTTCAATTAAACGTTGGTAGCACAGTTCAACCAAATGCTATTTTCAAGGGACCCGCAGCTGATGCTTCTTTATTCACCGAAATGAAGCGTCGTCGTCTTTTAGCTATCGGAACATGGAACGGTCAGAAACCAGCAGGCGATTACCGTATGCAACGTGGATTCACTGACGGACCTGTAACCCCTCGTTTCCACTTAGCGGGAGCTTTTAAGAATTATATATCAAGTTAAAGATAACATGACTGATTTCCAGTCCGCTTTTGATAAACCAACAACCGCAATTAATAATACGTTGTCCACGCAGGTATCTTCGGCTCAGACATGGTCGAATGTACCTGGTGCTCTTGTAAAAGCTGCTTCCTCTTCTTCAGGATATGTATGGGGTTATAACTCTGGATTTGATGTTTGGAAATGCAGTGTCCCCTGTACTGGAAACTGGAGCAAAATAAACATACCTAAAGCTGGGAACATCTTAGATATGACAGTAGACGACACCACAGTTTACTTTTTGTTTTCTGACGGAAGTAAGTGTAGTTTAGTGTACGGCCCTGCTTCTTCTAAAGACGGAACTAGTTTTGTCACAATTATACTTTCAATTGGCGCAGATAAACTTTTTTCCACACACACTTATTTATGGCTACAAGACCCAGTTGGAGCAAAGCAAAAGTTACCTAAACCTGTAACCATGGCAAATATGTTACCTGTTGCCGATAAAACTGTAATGATTACATCGGCAAGTTCAACAACGTTATACGGAAAAATGATAGCTACAGGTCAACTTGTAAAGACAGACGAAACATTAAGCACGGCATGGCAACCAATATCTGGATTGTCTACACTGAACAATTCTAAGTTGATTGGAGACAACGATTCCCTGTCTGCGTTATACATATTGGACCCTACAAACAAAGCTTATAAATGCGTTGGGGACTGCTCGACAAACCAACAATTGGCTCCTTTTGATACTGGAAATATGCCAGCGATGAATATCACAGGGGATCCATCAAACAAGCAAGTATGGTTGACGTCTACTTCCAATGGTCCAAACGGTAATATATTCAACAAAATAGAAGGTTCTAATTACTCAGACATTTTGAATGTCATAACTCCTTTAGACAAAACTAGAAGCGGTGTCATTGACGATGCTACAAAGCAGTACAAACAACAAACGGACGTCATGTCAGCAAATAATCAATTAGTTAATTTCCGATCATCATTGGATAATTGGCTAACTTCAATCCTTCCTGTTTCTCTCACAAATGGAACTTCCAACGCCGACGCTCAAAAAATACAACAAGATACACAACAAACGTCAGCGCAATTAGATCAAATAAATTACATAAGTCCAATCTTGATAAAACTTATTATAACGTTCTGTGTTGGTATTTTAGCCTATCTCGTATTTGGATTCATTGGTCCTATGGTGAACGTAGTAGTCATTGCAATACTTATTGTTGGTTTTTATGTTTCTTTAAATAATGACATCAAACTCCCCCCTTTACTCAGTCCCCGACTCCAATTCTCCTGGGGCACAAGTTCCTAATCAGGGAGATATTTATCAACAAAAAGAAGCAGCCGCTCAAGCAGAGTTAGAGAAAATACTGGGTAATTACCGAACACAGTATGATACTATTTCTGATAAAATTAGACAGCATAACCAGTATGCTTCATTCATGAACTCGTTACAGTCTGGAGACGGAACTGATTTGCTACAAAAGGATTTAGCAAACACGACTTCCCAAGCGGATGTAGCGAACCGAATGAACCAGCTATACCACTCAACTGGATCTTCAAGTTCATGGTACATGATTTTTTTGGATGTACTGTTCTGGATCCTTGTCGTGGTTGCTGGGTATTTCGCATTCACTAAAATCTCAAAATACACAACTCCAAAGGAATCCGTAATTTCAGGCGGAAATCGTCTAACTACAAAATAACAATGGAAGTAGGTTACATCTTGCTTGCTGTCTTAATTTTTATCATGTATGGAGTATCATGTTGGTGTTCTTCCATAGAGGGTTTTGAAGACGGTAAGACAACTGCTAAGCACGACGCAGATATTTACGATGAAGAGTATGCGGAAATTTACGATACTCTTTGGACTCCCAACGAACTCAAAAAATACGAACAAGTATCTATTCAGGACATTACATTGGCAGATAAACCCGTAAAGTCGGTCAGAGTATTGGATATGTGTTGTGGAACAGCTCCTTTAGCTTGTTTCTTCAAAGAGTTAGGTGTAGAGTATGTCGGAGTAGACACTTCGGACGCAATGATGGAAAAGGCAAGACATTTATGTCCTCAAGCCAAGTTCAATAAAGGAGACGTGACTTTACCTCAACTTTACTCTCCCAAATCGTTCAGCCATGCGTTGTTATTAGGGTTCTCAATATACATGTTCCCTAATCCAAAGATCGTTTCGGATAATGCTTACCAATGGCTCCAACCAGGAGGATACTTTGTAGTCCACTTAGTTGATCCAGACAAGTACGATCCTTTACATGATTTGGCATCTCCTTTTGCAGCGTTCTCATTACAGAAATACAACTTGGAACGTCAAACTGAATCGGTGATTTACTTTGACAAATTCAAGTATTCGGGAAAACTCAAGAAGAAGAAAGACGAAGACGATGCTTCATACGAAGAAACTTTAACATATTACGACGCGTCAAATAACGGAGGAGTCAAGTATCGCGAAAACATCCTGAGCTTGAATATGCCTTCAAAGGAACGCATGATAGATATAATTAAAACTTCAGGGTTCAGTCACGTTGAAAATGTAGACTTGGTAAGATCAGGAAAAGAGTATCAGTATCTTGCGTATTTCACAAAGTAATTGCGAGTAAGTAGTATCCTCTGATCTTGAACTTTTCAACGTCAACATCCAAATCATAGATTCTATCAAAGTTGTAGTTGCGAGGAACTTTAAGGAAAATATACTTTGGACGATTCTTTCTTTCAATCACGTCTTTCACAAACAAATCAACTCTCTTGTCTCCCAAATACAGATCTAAATTATCTTTAGTTTTGTAGTCGGGACCTCCCCATGGAGCGTCAATGTAAAGAACGTCCGTGTGCCAGTCGTATACCTTTGTGGAATCTCCTTCATATAAATCAACGTTCGCAAGCCCAAACTCTTCCACGTTATTCTTCAAAGCCTTGAAATTCTCAGGATTGATTTCAATTGATTTAACCTTCTCAAAATTCAAAGCAAATAAGATAGTATCGCTTCCTACGTTTCCAGTCAAGTCTGTGATTGTCTTTGACTTTGTGGATCCTACAACGCTTTTCATGTGTCTCAAAAGCGTTTCGCCGTCGTTACGTTTAGTCATGCTGTATTCTCCCTCTTCCGTAACAACAAGCTTATTATAGTCTACCCCTTTCTTGAACGGGAAATCTTGCTTTCCCCTTCCTCTTTGGGTTCTACGACGACGAACATGAATTCGTCGGGTTTTCATTATCTTAAACGAAAGAATGAATAAGATGGATGCAATCAATGATCCAAGGACGGTCGTAGATTTCCAGAGGTTTACCTTTTCCGGACATTTACGGACACATGTGTACAAAGTTTTAGATGAAAATATTAAATTAGGTCATGCCGATTACGCATGTTATTGGAGCCTGGAATTACTGTGTTCGGGGCTTGTCCATTCATTGTGGCAAACCTTGTTTGAATCGGCGGCTCGGCATATTAATAGGGCTGCCCCTAATGTTTTTATTTACCTCATCAATGCCTACGAACGATTCGCGCCCCTCGAACAGAAATACTCTATCCTCGCAATGACCGATATGCGTAACAACGGAGACGCGAAACTTATGGTATGTGAAGCTGCGGCAACTGTGGCCCTTACCAGAAAAGGCAAGCTCACTAATTTACCAACGATAAAACCCGAACACGATTTCAGTCCTTTGACAATGCAAGAGAATCTGAAAGCTCCGTCTTCAAACTACGGAAGACACCTAGCTAAACAAGAAGATCCTTTGGATATTTACGTCGCAGTAAATGAATTAGTATACTGCCTGAGAGCCGAATCGCGGGACTTTATGCGGTCTTTATACTGGATTGCCTGGATGCTGAAGTTCGCCAGCGTGTACAAGAAAACCAACAAACAGCCTTTAGTGTGTTCTTACCGTCCAAACAGTTTCATAGACCAATCTTACGGCCGAGACGTCATTTGGTTGATTTGGGAAATCGTGGTTGACGCGTCCCGAACTTCGCCACAAGCCGGAGTCCTTCTTCCTTACATTGATTCGTTATTCAAACTTCACTGCCTGAGATGGAACCCTAGTGTTCTAAAGAACAGACTGTGTTTTCTTATTTGCGCTTGTCAGTTTATTTGCGAAAGCAATACTTTAGACGTAAGTTACCCTGTTCCCCAGAACAGCGGAATAGTGAAAGGAATAACAAACAATATTCCTCAGTGGTTACGGTCAATCATTGAAACGCAACGCACATTTTCTAGCTAGAGTAATAAATGTCAATCAGCAAGAAACTCCAACACTCGCTTATCATGGCCGTCCTTTTCTTCGTCGTAAGTTCCCCAATAACTTACCGCTTAGTTGACAGCGTTATTTCTGGAGTTGTAGGATCATTGATCCCTCACTATGCCGATTTCTTCAAGATCGCTCAAGCAGGTTGCCCTACAACCTACGGAATACTCGTACATACCGTCGTATTCTTCTTAATTAGTTACTTTATGGTCCACCAATTGTAAATGAATTTAGTGATACGTATCCATGAAATGTAAATGAGAGTCTTAGTGTTTGATACAGAAACTACCGGACTCCCAAAAGATTACAACGTTCCAGCATTTTCTTTGTCTAACAACTGGCCACACTTAGTGTCCGTTTCTTGGGCCATGTTGGATTCTCATACAGGATCTGTTATGCGCGCATGTTCTTATATCATAAAACCTATAGACTGGGTAATTCCTCCTGAATCCACAAAAATTCACGGAATCACACAGGCACAAGCAGAAGAGTACGGATGTTCTTTAAAACAAGTATTAACTAAATTTTTAACAGAAGACTATGATGTGATTATAGCTCATAACGCGTACTTCGACAAGAACGTGTTTGCCAACGCAATGATTTGGGACTTGAAATTACCGTTCAGTGGATTCAATAAACCATGTAGATGTTCGATGTTAGCAGGCAAACTCATGTGTAAAATTCCAAATATTTACAAGTTAGGCGATTTCAAGTTTCCTAAACTCAGCGAACTTTACTTACATGTAATGAACGAACCTCCAAAAGATCATCAGTTACACTCTTCGTTATACGATACTTTATTTCTTTGTGAAATTATTCAACGTTCCAAAGAGTTGCGTATTCGTTTAGGCATAACCGACGTAGAAAGAAATAATGAAAGTCAAGTGTATAAACCCTAAACTAACAAAAATTCCGCTTCCTAAAGTCCAAGAAACAAGAGAGCTTTCAGTTTTTTGGTGCGACGACGGATGGTCTTACATTCCACAAAAATCTATAAGAAGAAAGTTCATGAGCGATTCAGCAACAGATATTGCAGAGTACATAGAAGAAGTATGGTCTGGCTTGGTTCCTGGAAGAGTGTTGTACGACGAAAAACTCATGTTCACAACTTACCAATCAAAACGCAAGATGTGGATGGAGAGCACATTTGATTATAAAGAGTTGTTCGTTGAAGAAGGACCATAAGAAAACACTTGATTCAACAAATGTTGGCATTGGAAATTTTATACGTCGCAATGGCAACAGTCGGAGTTCTTATTTTGCTTCAACTCATAACTTACATTGGCGTTCGGGTCATGTACCCTCCTGAACCAAAGATTATTTACCGAGAAGTTCCAGTTCCTTACCAAGCTCCTCCTCCAGTTCAACAAGCGCCTCCTCCTGCTCCTGAACCACCACGATTACCTCCAACAATCAAGATCTCAGACCTCTATCCAAAACCTGAACCAACTTTAACCCAAGACACGCAAAATATCCAATTACCAGAGTATGAGCCGCGTAAACCAGCTTCAAACTCTCTACGGATGGACGCCGAGCTCCCGGCAGGTCTTCAAGAGACCCGTCCCGAAGGATTATGAGATGTTCCGAGTTCCACAGACAACGGGGTTGCCAGGTTGGCTAATATTTACTTATGAAAACGGTATTCCCGTGTGTTTATGGGTAACCACTCAAGAGTGCCGATACGTCCAATGTGCCGTAGACGAACGTATTTGCGGCGACACATTCTTCAGAGCTGAAAAAATAAATCAATCTGAGTTTGTGATCGCAGATATATTCATTTACAATTCAAATTACTTACATGCCTGTTCTACGTTCAAACAGAGATACGAGTGGCTCAAACTGTTTATTCCAAAGTTCATGTATAATCCAACTTCATTAGCTAAATTCGTTCATAAATCTAATTTGGATAGCAAATATGCTTTAAAAGGATACGAATCTCATCCTAATGAAATTGAAGCTCCAGGATACTTTACAGAACTGGATTCTCAGGACCTTGTCACGATAAATAAAACAGCTATTCCTGACTGCTACGAACTAGCGTCTCCAAACACAGGATACTTGAGAGTTCCAGACATGAAAACTTCATTTTACTTGAGAACCAAGGGCGACACGTTCAAATGTAAATGCAAGAACAACGGTGACGGTTCATGGACGGTTCTAGAAAACATTCCTCCCATAAAGTAAATGGTTCGTAAGAGTCGTGTTTCAAAAACCAAGAAACGTTCAATGAAAGGAGGATACTACGGAGCTACAGGCGCAATCGCACCTGGCGCAATGGAATGGGGCCGTGGTTCCGAAATGGGAGACTGGGCCTTAACTCAACGCGGTCAAAACGCCATCGTCGGATCTGCTCGTCGTCGTAAAGGCCGTAAATCCAAGAAGACAATGCGTCGTCGTAAGATGAAAGGTGGTGGTAAATATGGAGGTGTATCCGCTCAATTTGAAGGTCAAGGAGTAGCAGGTATGGCCAATTATTCAGGTAGAACAACACGTGACGATGTAGGAACCGCAGCTTTGGGAGCTTTTAATAACAAGGGAGCACAACCAGGTTCTGGCTTCGGAAGTTTTGTGACAGTATAAAACAATGGACGCATTAATCGCCGGATTGTTATTTGTTGCCGTAGCAGTCTTTTTGTTTCAACGCAATATCCCTTACGTCGTTGTCTGGGTTATCTTAGGTTACCTTCTAGCACATAAAGTAGGTAAATTAAGTCACACCGTATCTGTGTTGGTAGGTATCGTTCTCGTATACATCATTTCAATGATTACTAAGAGAACTTACGAGAACTTCGAAGACGGAAAAGACGAAAAGGAAAAGAAAGAAGAGGCAAAGGACGAATCAAAAAATCCCGAACCAGCTCCTCCTAAAACAAACGATCCACATGTAGATATTGGTACCACTATCCTACACGCATACCGTAACTTAACTCCAGAACAAATTGGTGGTATGCGACGCGATACCAAGGAGTTAATGGCTCTCCAAAAAGAATTAATGGGTTCATTATCTGAAATGAAACCAGCTATCGAACAAGGCGCTCAACTCTTACAAACATTCAGTCAATTCTTCGGAAAGAATGAATAATAGATTCTTTGCATGTTGTCTGCGTAGACGTAAGGTTGATACGTAGGATCATTAGTCCTTATAAAAGGTCCACCAATGGAACGAACAATCTTCATCCATTCGTGTACTTCGTAATGTAATTGCTTATAATGAACCCATTCAGACCAGGTATCTAAACATCTATAGAACGAAAGCATTGAAAACATGCTTGGTGGTTTTTGTTCTATGATTGCAGTGATGATGGTTATCAAAGGTCCAATTACCATCTCAATCCACAACGAGATTTTGGAAATAAAACTTTCAGGATTGAACTTTGCGTGGAGCGGAATGTATTCTTCCGCCTTCTCAAAGTAGTTACCTCCTTCTAATGCCACAAACAAAAATATATCTTTAGTCAGTCTTTTCTTGATTTGCTGGTTCGTCAGCAACATAGTTAATTACAAATCCCTCAGAAGGAAAATCTTGAATTTGTAACGTTTGGTCCATGTATTGCCATTTTCCGATAACATCTAAATCTGCTACGTTAGTGAGAAATGTTGATGTAACATGAACGTTAGGAATATTAACAATCTTTATGATATTTGTGTAATCTAATATATTTCCTTCATCATCAACGAATCCTAACCATAACCAAGGTAATTTACTTAACGGAATGACGTTTTCGTCTTCTTCCTTGAAGAGTAATTTTTCAACGCGGCGACAACAATGGAAAACTTGGTCGTAAACCCAGGCTACAAACAACATTTTTCTTTAATAAGTTGAATCCTGTGAAAGTGGGAGCGCTCCTGCGTCGTCTTTCAATGTAGTAACTACTTTATCGCGGTTCTTGGAGTTATCGTAAGTCAAACCAGAGAATCCTTCCTTGACGATCTTGGCAGCTTGACGGTCAATGCCTAAACCTAAGGAAATAGAAGTAGCTAAGGCGACCATGATGAATGGAGTGGCGACGATGGCCCAGGAAACAACACCTAAATCAACAGAGCAAAGTGCGTCTAAGATGATGACGCCAGCTAAGCCCATAATAACTTTCATCACTGCGGTCGCCCACATTCCGAAAGAGAGATCCAAACCAATATGGACGACAATGTAGAGAAGATACAAGAGGGCGGGAGGACACAACAAATCAATGAAACGCATCTTCAGAGTATTTACATTTATACAATAAAAATGAATAAGGAAATCCAAATAATTATGGATTTATCTGGATGTTCGGAAGACGATGCCATGCGAGTATTTGCTGAAACCAATAACGTGGAAGACGCAGTAGACATTTTGATGCCGGCCGGAAAGACCGTAAAAATAAAGAAGAATATTCCACCTTTTCAAAGGACACCCGAACAGGAAGAATTACGTAAATTTCGTAAAGTCATGGAATCATTTGACCGCGAGGTTGAAAAACGGTCTACTTCGTCAAATCAACCCGGTTGCGTGGAACAAGTCTCGCATTGTAACCCCCACGAAGAAATGGTTCAACAAAGTAATTGTGATCAGGAATGTCGGCGACTCTCTCTTGTATCAGAGGTTCAAATACCGGAAATTGAGTATCCGTTACAGTCTGAATGCTCTTGCGATTCGCAGTTGAATGACCGAACATAACTCTGCTTTGGTCGTCTACATTTTCAATACTTCCTTGACTTAAGTTTGGGGTAGTAGCAAATGGACGGGCAAAAGTCTGTTTTGGACCCTTCATACGTGCGGTTCCTGGAGCTCCAAACAATAAATCAGATTGAGTATCTATAGCGCATCCTCCTTCTGGAGAGTTACCGAAGTTTCCCATGGGGATCATTCCTGGGACGGCAGACATTACAGCCCAGTTGTTTCCGCATCCCGAGGGTGCAGCGTTTTCCATGCGGTACTTGCCGTCTTCGTTCTTTTGGACGTCGCGAGCAGCTTCGCCTTGACGAGTGTTGGCATACATAAATGGCAATCCAAAGTTTGATGACATTCCTTGTTCTATAAAAACGAATATAACTTAAGAGAACAACGCTTAGAATAATAGAATGCCGGTCCTTCAACCGAACGATTGGCTGGAGACAGATATTAAGGTTAATTATGACGTTAAGTATGTAGTAGATGTGTTTGGTAGACTTGATGACGATAGAGTCGCAAAGGTCAGGCTTACTGGATTCAGACCTTACTTTTACTTGCGATCAGAAGGCGAAAAAGCGGAACAACTTAGATTTGCAATTGAAAAAGAATGTAGAAGTTTGAAGGATATGCGAATTACGCATGAATTGAAGTTGGATGCCATGCGCGGATTCTCGTGTTTGGAACCCATCAAAGTATGGAAGTTATCGTTCCCCGCAATTTGGCAGTTCAAATCTGTTTCAAGAGCTCTAAAAAATGGTATGAAGATAGGAGAACGCAAAATAGCATTGGAAGATATTTACGAATGCGATTTACCTCCGTTCATCAGACTGTTTCACGAACTTGATGTGTCTCCTGCCTCGCCAATAGAATTTGAAGCAGATGAGTGTGATCCTGAAGATGACGAAAACGTAGATGTATCGTTTGTGGTTGAGTATAAAGAAATCACTCCCAAACTTGAAGCGAATGTTCCTTTGTACGTCGCAGCTTACGATATAGAAACCTATTCTGCGTCAGGAAACTTTCCAGTATCTTCAAATCCAGAAGACGAAATTATTCAAATTGGGGTAAGTTTTCGGTATACTGACGATTTACTGAAATCGCATTTGAGATACGTCTTCGTATCTGGAACTTGTAGTCCTTCTGCTGATCCAAGTGTGAAATTCATAAGTTGTAAGAACGAGAAACATTTATTGGACCAATTTCAGAAATGTATTCAGTTTGAGAATCCAGATATTATCGCAGGATACAATACGTTTGGATTTGATGATTCGTATATTGCAGATCGTGCTGAGTTTCATAAACTTGAATTCAAAATTGGAAGAACTAATATTCCTGAATGGAAAACTAGAGATAGAACCATTTATGCTTCAACTGAAAAGAAGACGTTTGAGTTGGCGAGTGGGAAATACGCAGTGAGATACCTTGAGGTTCCAGGCAGATTATCTATTGATTTATTGCTGTCTGTAAGACGCGAACAGAACTTGGACTCTTATAAATTAGATAGTGTAGCTTCGACTTTTCTCAGAGACAAAGTAACAAAAATTGAACGATTGGATGAACTAAATATCAAGGTGCATACGAAAACCACACGTGGACTGTTTGCAGGAAACTTGGTAAGATTTGATGTTGTTACGAATACTTTGAATCCTTACCGCGAAGGCGAAAAGTTTCAAGTAGTGGAAAAAGAAGCAAAATGGTTTATCGTAAGAACAACCGAACAAATCCTGAACGATTTGAATGAAGACGAAATATCTAAACTAGAATGGTCGTTCTGTAAAGACGATACTACGGCCAAAGATATGTTTGAATCGCATCGAGGAACGCCAGACCAAAGAGCAACAATTGCGAAATACTGTATTCAAGATTGCGATTTAGTATTAACTTTGATGGCTAAACTAGATACGATTGTGAACGCACGTGGTATGTCTGATGTGTGTCGTGTTCCAATACAGTACATCTTTCTAAGAGGACAGGGAATCAAGATTTATTCAGCTGTAGTTTATTATGCTTCCAAACGTCACCAAATCATTATGACGCAACATGGAACAGAAGAAGATACGTCTTATGAAGGTGCAATTGTATTGCCTCCCAAGATTGGAATGTATCTAGATCAACCGATACCGGTTCTTGATTTTAACTCATTGTATCCTTCGAATATGATTGCCTTCAATTTATCTCCTGATACTTTGGTGTATACCAAAAGATACAACTCGGCAGGCAAGTTATTGGGCGAAAAAATTGACACCTCCAAAATCACAGATAAAGGGTTCAAGATTGACGAAATAAGTTACGATTTATTTGACGATGCCAAGAATCCAGTAGGACGAATGGTTTGTGGATTCGTTCAGCCAAACAGTGATCCACGAACAGTTGGAGTTCTTCCCTTGACTTTGGATTTACTGCTTAAGAAACGCAAGGAAACTCGTAAGTTGATTGAGAAAACTGACGATGACGCACAGAAATCGGTATTGAATGGTCTTCAATTGGCTTATAAAGTTGTAGCCAATTCAGTGTATGGTCAATGTGGTTCTAGAACTTCGGCTATCCGAAAACTCGAAGTAGCGGCATGTACTACGGCTGCAGGAAGACAACGAATCATAGACGCAAAGAATGTGGTGGAAACAGAGTTTGGAGGAGAAGTAGTGTATGGAGACACAGATTCTATATTCATCAAGTTCCAGACCAAAGATTTGGCAGAAAGTATAGAGTTGGGAAAGAAGGCAGCAGACCGAATCACTTCGTTATGCCGTAAACCTTACAGAATAGAATACGAAAAGACGTTCTACCCTTTCATTCTGTTCTGTCGTAAACGATACGTGGGAATGATGTATGAGGACGATCCAAACGGTAAACCTAAACGCAAAACTATGGGTATAGCTCTGAAACGCCGAGACAATGCCCCAATTGTGAAAGATATTTTCGGTGGAGCGCTGGATTCTCTGCTAGAAGAACGTAATATCAAAGTAGCAGAAAAGTTGGTGAAAGATATGTTGGTGAAACTGATGAAGAACGAGTTTCCGTTAGATAAGTTTGTGATTACGAAACAGCTGAGAGACGATTACAAGAATCCAGACCAAATAGCTCATCGCGTATTAGCAGACCGAATGGAAGAACGGGACGCAGGAAACGCACCACAAGTAGGTGATCGTTTAGCTTTCATTTACGTCGATAACCGTAAAGACAAAAAGAAGCAGGGTGATAAAATTGAACATGTGGACTATGTTAGAGAAAAAGGTCTGAAACCTGATGTTGAATTTTATATTACCAACCAAGTCCAGAATCCTGTAGCTCAGTTGTTTGCTCTGGCAATAGAACAGTTGGATGGATACAAGAAGAAAGATTACGAAGGTCTCTATGAAGAGTATCGCGAAGACGGTTTGGACGAAGAAGAAGCAACTTTAAAAGTACTGAAAATGAAAGAAAAAGATTTAGATTCAATTCTGTTTATGGGCGCATCGTATCTCACTAAACATAAAAGAGGACCAATGGACGCTTTCCTGAAACGGTAATAAAAACGGATTTAAGACTTTAAACTTTTTTAACGGTAATAAATTGAAAAATGTCTTCTATTCCTATTTGTGAAGAAGAATTGAAAGAATTAATTTCTGCAACACGCGAAGATGTATTGCAATCATACAACTCAGCCAAAGCAACAAACCGTCGTTTGTTTCTTGAAGGAGACGATAAGGCAACCGCCGAATACATTTATGCTAATCAAATGGAAGATGCAATCAAAATTGTAGATGAATTCTACAAAAACAACCGACGTGTTGTTAGTATTCAAAAGAAAACAAAGGTTGGAGCAGATGGTCTTATGATTGAAATTGCCAAACTTATGACAACTCACATTGATGATAGTTTTATAGTAAATTTAGCAAATGTAAGAATTATTACAGGTATGAGCAATGCCGGATGGGAAAAAGATATGAAAGATAAAGCACCTGGTTGCTTTAAAGAGAAAATCTTTCATCATGGACAACTTCAAAAAGCAGATCTCATAAATTTATGCAATTCTCTTATCATTATTGATGAAATTGATACTGGTGATAAACAGTTTCAAAAACTACATGGAATTTTGAAAGAAGCTGGTTTATTGGATGTTAAAAACATGAAGGAACATAATAACAGATTTGTATTCATAAGTGCTACGATGATTAAAGAACTTTATCAACTTTATAGATGGGGAGATTTACACAACCTCTATAAAATGACTATTCCAGAATCTTACATTGGACATAAGGATTTCTTAGAAAAAGGTATTATAAAAGAGTTTTATCCACTTGATGAATATACTTACACGTGCAATTTAAATGATTGTAAATTTGAAACACATATAACTAGTGAATTAAAGAAGCACATGAAAAAAGACCATAACTTAAAAGATGAAAATCTTGAAGAAAAAATGGAGACATGTAATTCTACAAAAATACTGAATGCTGATAAATGGCTTCAAGAAGATGTTTTAAATAACTATGGAAATGATTACAGAGTTCATATTGTTCGCCTTAACGAAAAGATTGTTAATGTGGTACAGAACGCATGTATCCAAAAGGGCGTTGAATTTAAAAATCATACATCGGCAGATCGTCTTTCTGATAGTGAAATTAAAGAATTCTTCAAAGAACCATTAACTCAACATATTGTTCTTGGTGTGAAAGGTTTCTTTCGCAGAGCAAACCTTATTCCTAATCGTTGGAAACTTCGTATTGGAGCTACACATGAACTCTACACGAAAATTGTAGATAATAATGTACAGATTCAAGGTTTGAGTGGAAGAATGACCGGATACTGGCGCAGTGACATTGAAAAAGGTCACAAAACAGGTCCACATAGAACTTCAATAAGAGCAGTACAGGAGTATGAGAAATCGTATAATGATCCATATGGACTTAATTCATACCGATCATCAGGTTTTATTAAAAAGGATGGTAGATTGATATCTATAGAACCAACTATGTTTTCAATTGAACATGTTAAAAATATTGAAGCAATAGGTTTACCTAAATGTGAAGATGTTACAAAATCCATTCTAGACGAATTTGAATCCATGGATGAACTTACTAAATTTTGGAAATCAACATATCCAAATGTACATGCTCGTTTGCAAGAACCTAATAAAAACGTAAAAGGCAGGTATATATGTTCTATTGGAAAAACAAGCCAAGAATATGCAGCTTCTGAAATACGACAAGCAGTTGGAGGAGAAAGTATGGCATATTGGGGAGAAGGATGGACTACAGCAAAAGCAGGAGATACAATTTCTCGTATTTATGTTGGTTACGAAAACAATAAACCAGTATTCTTCTTAAGACACGCAGTTGTTCGTAAAGATAGAAATATTAGCGAAGAAGATAACTAATTTAAGTTGTACACGAATTAACTATACAATATGTGTGAACAAAATCGGTATAGGCTTGAAGACACGACGCTGTGGAAATTAATTAGAACTTGGCAAATTATGTCAAAAGGAGACCTAATTGAACGTAAATGTTATGAATGTTTGAAGTGTGGGGAACAACACGTTCCCGACTACTGATTTTTCTTTTAAACGCAAGAAGTGTATGAACGGTAATGGATCGTGAAGTATTAAGATTTTTAATTGCAATTGCCGAAGCAAGAGATGAGTTTTTATCAGCTGAAAGTATTCGGTTAATTGACTACTCTGCAAGAAGTAACTTAATTACCAGATACTTGAATAACGAGGCTTATCTTATTGAAATATGTAACCGTACACTGACTTCAAATTTTTACAATACTTTAGCAAATACTATATTAACTGTATCTGCTACAGATCATTCTTTTTCTGAACCAGTTGTTGTAGCTCCTTCAATTCAACAAATCAATTCTACGTTAGAACCTATTTCTTCTGCTTCTTCTCCTTGCGCGATTTGTCAGGAACCGATTTCTTCTGGAGGGGTAAGGTTGATTTCTTGTCACCACGAGTATCATCGTTCTTGTATCCGCCAGTGGTTTTCAATGAGTGTCCGATGTCCGGTCTGTCGCCACGATATTCGTGAAACGGGTCCCCAAGACCAAACATCGCCTGCCTCATCACAAACATCTGCTCTACCGGAAGTCCTGTCGCAGGAGCCAAATACTTCGGAATAATGTACGACTCCCCATACTGCATTCGGTGTAACATTCTTCGGACGTCATGGTTACATTCTCGCATAAGAGTTTGGACGTCGTGTTTAGGAAAGAACGATTGTAAATCTGAAGCTCTAGGCGGAAAACATCTCAAAATATCTATATACTCTGCGTTTCGTTTGAAGATGGTAGGTAACTCGTTTCCAGTACACAGAATCGGAACTTTACGGTTTGTGTCCTTGATCCATTCTACGATCTTGTTTTGCGCATGAGGATCCGATCCATCTACTTCGTCCAGAATAACACAAGTCTTTCTAGATATATCTCCTCTTATGAACGAATGAATATTTACCGCAGATCTACATGCGTCCTTGATTTTTTCAACGTCTTCAAATGACCGGATAGCTCGTGAGGCATTGATTTCCAAAGGATCAAATCCTAGACTTCGGGCCGATGCTAAGGCTAATGTCGTCTTTCCGATTCCAGGTGGTCCTGTAAGCATAATACATTTATGGAAGTTCCCCGACTGGAGGTATTTCCGTAAAGCTTCTTTCTCTTCAGCGTATCCTATAACGTCATCTAGTGTTGTAGGCCTGAAAACTTCGGAATACATTATCCTACTAATTAAGCTTGGTATTAAATTATTTAAGGGCAATATCCCGACCATGAAGTTCCGCAAGTATGTGCCGTGTTACATTTAGCTGCGTCGGTTTGTAATGTAGGAGCGTCTGGGTCAAACGCAGAGCACTGGGTTTCGTATTGAGGAACACACATCTTTCCATCGTAAGTCCATAAGTCCGGACATTTATTTATTTGGGTTTGGATCACCATGCTGGGATTCAATACGTACTTGTATACAGCCAAAAGTATAACTGTGAACAATGCCGTTGCAATGACGGTCGTAAATATGTCGTATGAGTTCATTCTTGTTTTTCTGTTGAGAAAGTAATGGAAGTCGCAAGGCATGTCATAGACACATTTTTTAATGATGTTCCAAATCCTTTAGTAAGACACCACCTTGATTCATTTGCTGATTTAGTGAATATCAAGATTCCAGCCTACATCAAAGAAAAGAACCCTCTGTCCTTGGCATTGGAGGGACGACGAATTGAAGTGTTTATTGGAGGTCACGACGGAAGTAAATTGACTTACCGTCCATCTACAGACGAAGACGGAAACGCTGTTTTACCTCATACTTGCCGATTAGATAACAAGACTTACTCTTTTGAGTTGAGAGGAACTGTAGATATTGACTATATTTTCGGAGAAAAGGACCGCGAAACAGTTTCGTTTGACGATGTTATGTTAGCAAAGATCCCTTTGATGTTGAAGAGCTCGTTATGCCATCTATCTCCCATGAACTCCGATGAGTTATACGCTTGCGGCGAATGTAAATTTGAATTAGGAGGATACTTTATCATTTCAGGATCTGAAAAGACGCTGTTGACGCAAGAGAAGTTGAGCGATAATATGTTCTATGCCTCGAGACGTAAACCTAAACCGCAAGCAAGTATTGTTCCTGTAGGTCAAGTTGAACCTGAGAAAACAACAAATAAAATCGATAAGGCTACCAAGGGAGAAGATTACGAATACGTAGCAGGAATCCGAACCATCAACGAAACGGGAACACGAGGACCATTCTACCATTTCATGATTATTCCTCCTAAGAACTTGAAACCCGATGATCCGGATTCTTTACGTAAACATCCGAACCTTGCTGATTTTTATAATAAGCGACTAGCTGTCATCCAAATTCCCGGATTTGCAGACGCTGTTCCTTTATTCAGTGTATTTTACGCTCTGGGAGTTACCAACGATAAAGATATTTACGATACTATTCTTTGCGGTGTCCCCGACCAAGAACGGACATTATACGATGAACTATTTTCTGAAATGTCTATGAGCCACCAGATTTACTTGAAACAAGAAATCGCAAAGGAAGAAGACAAGGACCAAGACCCAAATTTACTTGTATTAGTTCGCCAGTGCCGAAGACATACACAAGCAGCAGTATACTTGAACTTATACAACGATCTCTTTTCACATTGCGAATTACGTCCAGATGAAAGTACCGGGTCTCTGTACCGCCGAAAAGCTTACCTTTTGGGATACATGACAAAAATGTGTATGGAAGTAGCTATCGGCATTTCCCCCAAGAGCGACAGAGACCATTACAGATACAAAAGGTTATACGCAGCTGGAGATTTATGCTTTGAACTGTTTCGCGATGTGTATACTCAGGCATCCAAAGAAATGTTACTTAGCATGGATCAGAGAGTGACTTACGAACCTGTGACTTACGCAGCAAAGAAAATCAAGAACTTGATTCCCGATGCCGCTAAATTAACTAGACGATACTGGAGGTCTTACTTGTTTCTCCAGGAATTCGAGAAATCGTTCAAGGGAAAATGGGGAGGAAAAGACGGAGTTTCGCAGGAACTGAAACGAACTTCGTATTTGGATACATTGACTGCATTGAGACGTGTGAATTTACAGATGGATAAAAACACTAAATCTTTGGAAGCACGCAGATTACACGGAAGTTCATGGGGGTTCTTGTGCCCTACAGACAACCCTGACGGTCATAATATCGGTATGATTAAGACTTTGGCTATGTTTACTCAAATTACAACAGCTACACCTTCTGCTTCAATTATTCCTTACGTCACCAAATTCAAGTCGTTCAAACCAATTGAGTTGATCCATCCTTCAAAATGGAGTCCAATATGGACCAAAGTGTTTGTGAATTCCGATTTGGTGGGTGTATTCACAGAAAACACCAACGAGTTTCATTACGAAATGATGGTGGAACGCAGAGACCGTAAAATCAATAAATTTATTTCGCTTTACTGGGACGTTCTTCGTAACCAATACTTTATTTCTACTGACGCAGGACGAGTTTCAAGACCACTTTTCAGAGAAGGAATCAAACCTGAACTTGTCAAACGTATCAAGAAATGGAACGAAATGGACTCTAAAATCTTAGAATTCGTTGATCCACAAGAAACTGAAGCTTTGCGTGTAAGTTTCGCTCCGTTCTCCGATATCCAGTTATCTGAGATCCACGGCATCACTATTTTCTCTCCTTCGGCCAGCGTAGTTCCACATTCGGATTTCAATCAGGCTCCTCGTAATATGTTAGGTTGTTCTCAGGTCCGCCAAGCTTGTTCGTGGTACAGCACGGCCTTCAATAAACGATTTGACACGTTAGCTTCTATTTTGAACAACGGGCAACAACCTTTGTCTCAAACATGGACTGCTCGTCACGTGTTTGGAAGAGACGGGTGCTTGACATACGGAGAAAACAGTATGGTGGCAATCGCATTTTACTCGGGATACAACCAGGAAGATTCAATTATACTGAACGGGTCAGCAATGAAACGAGGAATGTTCCACACAACTTATTACCATACTTACGACATCCAAGAAAAGGCACTGGAAAAAGGGTTCAAGGAAAACAGTATTATCATCATGAAATCAACGGAAATCGCAGCTGTAGCTACAGATCCCAAGTATCGCGAAACCGTAAGTCGCCAAGCAGGATTGAATTACGATCATTTGGACGGAGACGGAATCATTATTCAAGGCAGAGAAGTTGACGATAAAACGGTATTGGTAGGAATGCTGACACCAATAACCCACGCAGGACAAATTGTGGGATACAAAGATTCGTCTGTTAAACCTAAACGATCACAAACGGGGATAGTGGACGCAGTGTATAGGTACATAACATCCGACGGATTACGTGGAGTTAAAATTCGTATAGCCGAATCTCGTGTTCCTATTTTGGGAGACAAGTTTGCGTCACGTCACGGTCAGAAAGGAACGTGTGGGTTCATTCTAGATGAAGAAGATATGCCTTATACTTCAACCGGCCAACGACCTGATTTAATTGTGAATCCTCACGCGTTTCCTTCACGCATGACTATCGGCCAGTTCATTGAAACTATAGCTACGAAAGTTGGAGTCACGGTTGGATCATTGGTGGATTCTACTGCCTTTTCAGGTCAACATAAAGTAGAAGATATGCGCGACGTTCTCAAGAAGTTAGGGTACCATCCTTACGGCCACGAGATTCTGTATAACGGCCAAACGGGAGAAATGATGGATTCCGAAATCTTTATGGGCCCCACATACTACACACGTTCCAAGTTGATGGTGGAAGATAAAATCAATTACCGAGACACAGGCAAAGTCAAGTTGTTGACACACCAACCTGTTGAAGGCCGAGCAAATGATGGAGGTCTCAGAATAGGTGAAATGGAACGCGATTGTTTGTTGTCCCATGGCACATCAAAGTTTTTGAATGAAAGCATGATGGAACGCTCAGACAAGACCGAAATTTTATTTCAACCTGAAACTGGGTACTTGGATTCCACTGCTGATTTACAAGGTAAGGTCATTGAGGCGCCATACACACTTGGCTTACTTGTTCGTGAACTGGAATCCATGCACATATCCGTAAAACTAACGTCGTCTTCATAAAAACGAATTGAGGTGTATAATATATTAAGATGGCATACAAGATGACAGACCATTTATATGTAACAAAACGCAACGGTGACCGTGTTCCAGTATCATTTGATGAAATTCTCCAACGCATACGAAAAATGTCGGATGGGTTGGATCATGTGAATCCAGATTTAGTCGCACAAAAGGTTTGTAACCAATTAGTTGATGGAATGTTGACTTCTAAACTAGACGAATTCGCCGCGGAAACGTGTGCGATGATGCAGTCCAGATACCATCCAAATTACGGAAAGTTGGCAGCTCGAATTCTTATTGACAATCACCAAAAAATAAGTCCTCAAACACTTGCTGACTCAGCAATGGTTCTGTATAATGATGGAATTGTGAATGAAGAATACTACAAAAATGCTATTAAAGATCGCTACAAAAATGATATGGAACCAAAGTTTGAAGAAATGATTGATTATTCAAGAGATTTCATGTTTGATTACTTTGGATTTAAAACTTTAGAAAAAGGTTATTTATTGAGAAGAAAAGATGGACGTATTTGGGAACGACCACAACATATGTGGATGCGCGTAGCTATTTGCTTACATGGCGAAAACTACGAAAAAGTAAAAGAATCTTATGACGCACTTTCTTTAGGATACTTTATTCATGCGACTCCAACATTGTATAACGCAGGAACCAATACTCAACAATTATCCAGCTGTTTCCTGGTCCAAATGAACGACGATTCAATCAAGGGAATTTACAAGACTCTTGGCGATTGCGCGCAAATCTCGAAATGGGCTGGAGGAATTGGTCTTTCTATCCATAACATTCGCGCACGCGGATCTAGAATCAACGGAACCAACGGCGAATCTACAGGTATAGTTCCCATGCTTAAAGTGTTCAACGACACGGCCAAGTACGTGAACCAAGGCGGAAGACGTAACGGTTCATTCGCAATTTATTTGGAACCATGGCATGCCGATATCGAAGACTTTCTTCGTTTGAAGTTGAACCAAGGAGCAGAAGAAGACCGCGCACGTGACTTGTTTTATGGTCTGTGGATTCCTGATCTCTTCATGAAACGAGTTGAACTCAACATGCACTGGACGCTGATGTGTCCTAACGAATGTCCTGGACTAGACGAACTTTGGGGACCTGCCTTTGAAGATCTTTATGCCTACTATGAACGCCGCGATCGTGGTCGCAAAACCATTCCCGCACAAAAGCTCTGGCAAATGATCTTGGACGCTCAAATCCAAACTGGAACGCCTTACCTCTGCTACAAGGACGCGGCAAACTCTAAATCCAACCAACAAAATTTAGGAACAATCAAGAGTTCTAATTTATGTACGGAAATCATCGAGTATTCATCTTCCGATGAAACCGCTGTATGTAACTTAGGATCTCTTGCCTTGCCTAAATTTATTGAAGACGGACGCTTTGACTTTGATAAGTTGGTGGAGTATACGCGAATACTAGCCAATAACTTGGATATCGTTATCGATAAGAACTTCTATCCTACAGAGGAAACACGTAATTCTAATTTACGTCATCGTCCAATTGGAATTGGAGTTCAAGGATTGGCAGATGTGTTTGCGATATTGAGATTACCTTGGACTTCCGAAGAAGCACAAAAATTGAATCGCGATATCTTCGAACATATTTATTACGGTGCTTGTAAGGCAAGTGTTATACGCGCTTACTCGAAAACTGAAGACTGTTGGAGAAACATTAATTTGGTTCCAGGACATTATCCGACATTTGAAGGTTCGCCAATGTCTGAAGGAAAGTTCCAATTTGATTTATGGAACGTTAAACCTTCAGAAGAACTTGATTGGGATAATTTAAGACAAGATGTTTTGAAGTACGGTGTTCGTAACTCGTTATTAGTAGCTCCTATGCCTACCGCTTCTACTTCCCAAATTCTTGGAAACAACGAATGCTTTGAACCATTTACTTCAAACTTATACACTCGTCGTGTACTGGCCGGAGACTTTATGGTTGTAAACAAGTACTTGGTAGAAGATTTGGTTAAGTTGGGACTTTGGACTTCAGATATTCGCGTGCAAATTATTGCCAATAATGGAAGCATCCAAGGAATTGACGGAATACCTAAGGATCTACAAGACCTTTACAAAACCGCTTGGGAAATACCTCAGAAGACTCTCATTAATATGGCTAGAGATCGCGCTCCGTTCATTTGCCAATCGCAGTCCCTCAACTTGTTCCTTGCCGAACCCACGTATGCTAAGATAACGTCCATGCATATGTACGCTTGGAAACAAGGATTGAAAACTGGATGTTATTATTTACGAACCAAAGGCGCGTCGTCGGCCCAGAAATTCACTGTTGAGCCCTGTCTTTCCTGCTCGGCCTAAAGAATTTCTCCTAGAAAGAGTATAAAACAAAATGGAAGGATACTCTAACGCCGGACCCTTAAACGGAACTGCCGCCAATGCCGCCCCTGTTGCCGCCTCTACTGGTGGTCGTCGTCGCTCTAACAAGAAGCTTCGTCTTGTCAAGAAGCGCACTGTTCGTAAAATGTTAAAGAAAATGGGATTAAAGATGCGCGGTGGTGATGGTGCCACTGGTGCCACTGATGAAGCCGAAGCCCCAGGTACTGGTGTTGCCGGCACTGAAGGTGGTCGTCGTCGTCGCAAGAGCGGACGCAAGAGCCGTCGTCATTCCCGTAAATTCCTCGGTGTTTTCTAAGCACTAGAGGGATTTTTTAAGTCTTCGCCTATTTGAGAAACCAAAGCAAACAAATCCTCGTTGAAGCCATAATGGCAGCCGTTTGACTCCATTTCCGGTGCCTTTCTTGAGCTCGTGTTTAAAGGATGAACTAAACTAACTATAACCTCTTGGGGAGACAACTCCCTACACATTTTTTCACGATCGTGAATGAATGTGTCCCCCTCAGCAATTTGAACTTTATCTTCAAACTTCCTTTCTTCCCAGAACTTCTTTGTGAATATCAGTGTTGCTTCTGATACTCTCTTTGATTGCGGTAAACTAAGAGGCGGGACATTCATAAATGATGTATATTTCGTAATGTCATAGCACGGAATAGTCGTACAGAAACCACATTCTTTACTTGGTTCTTTCAACATCATCGCAGTTCGTTGTAAAATTGAATTGTTAGGATACACATCGTCATCGTCCATCATGGCAATAATATCGTACATCGCATTTTCAACTCCTAAGTTACGCTTCTCTGCAATAGTCATTTTTCTGTCGCATTTCACGTATTTCACATTCGGAACTCCGATCAACGTATCTTCAATTGGGTCATCGCCGTCGTCTACAATCACCCATTCCAACTTGTCTTCAGGATACGACTGGATCATGTAACAATACTTAGCTAAAGGCATGAACTTGCGTCTATCTTTGGTAATAGTTACAATAGACACATCAGGAAGCGTATCTTCTTTTGGCATAGTATCTTTCAAGCAGTAACTTGGAATTGGTATTTCTTTCAACATCTTAGTCATAGATTCAACCCACACTTTATGTCTCTTTTCGTAAGTTTCGCGCATCACAATTGATCCCCAGCGTTTTTGTTTGTATTCGGTAGCCACATACTTCTCTAGAGCTTCAATCACAGACTCAACTTTGACGTCCATGAGTTTACCTAAACAATCAGGATGGTCTATACTTTTCAGTTGTTCCGTGTAAAAAGCTCCAGGACGATTCAGTCCAACCAAATCTTCAGTGAACGGTCTTATTGGCGAAATAAGTAAATTACATCCTGCGGACATACATTCGTTGAGAACATGACAGAACCCTTCACATGCAGATAAACAAATACACAGGCCACAATCTCTTACAAGTTCATCGTATTCGGACTCTTTCAGAACTTTAGAATGTAACACAACTTTAGACTGTATATCTTCGGGAACGTAAATTTCAATATCTTTTTCGGAGTATACAATATTCAAAGTTGGTAACTTGCGAAACACATCAGGATCATTCTTAAGTATTCGTTGGTAAGCTTGTAAAATAGGTTTAGGATGGCGGTATAAATTCTTTCCTACCGGAACCACAGCTTTATAAAAGTTCTTTTTATCGGTATTCGGATTCCAAACTTTGTCTATTGAAGTCCATCCAATCAATTTAAGTTTTTGAGTGTACTTTGAAAATATATCGTAACATTCCTGCGTCTTGGCCCATATTTCGTCAAATTGTTGGATGTAAGGTATCCATGTTTGGCGAGTCCATTCGGGATTCGGGATCCAGACGTTCATTCCAGCATACGAAAAAAGAGAGGGATTCACGACTTCCATAAATATATTCATATCTGCTTCGGCACATTCAGGTTGCATGTAATGAACTCTGAATATCTGAACGTTTTCCCCGTATGCAGCCGATAAAATTCCTCTTAAAATACCAGTATCTTGCATTAATCCCGTATTGGGCTTGTAATTTGAAATGATGTTGACCTTCATTTTTATACAATATTCACTTACGCACTAAACGCCTTGTAACGCGCGATCCACGAGGTTTTCTTCCTAATGTTCTTGGTCGTTGATGAATATAAGTCAAATACGGTCTCCAATTCTTAGCAACGCAAGGACTCAGAAACACACAAGGACGATCATTGAACCATTCGGCATCAGTTATTCCCGCCCATCTCCAGAACTCTACTGGATCCTTGATTTCTTTTTGGTTTCCCAGTTCAGTTACTTCAGTCAGGGTTTCACAAACAGATTTCTGTTCGATGCTGGAGAACCCATAATGATAACTAAGCAGATTTTTCTTATACATTCGGTCATCTACACTGAACTTCGTGCCGTCCCAACCTACCGACTTGATTGGACGAAACGTTTCCCATGTTGGCTCAAAGATATACAGCTTGCCTTCGTGTTTGCCGTATATCCTGTCGTAAAACTGACAAGTCTCCATTACCCTCTAATTAAAAATAAGTGTATTCTTTATACCGCAATTAAAAGAACGATTTGAGTTCTCCTGTGCGTGTTCCGTAAACGTGTGGGTTCATTGGGTTGGCAATAGCAGGAGCAAAGTCTTCCAAATCTTTGCGATAGAACATATGGAAATCAACTTCCGAGTAAATACGAGCCGAAGCGTAACCTACAACGCGACTATTCAAATCCGATAATTCGTTAGCTACATCCGCAGGATTGTTCTTGGCGTAAGTGAGGTAGTAACTTCGCATAATGATCTTTAAATCGTCATCGTTCTGACGGTCAATGTTGTATTTACCTCCGCTCATGTTTAGGACTTGGTCGTGGATGTCACGTTGTAACTTTTCCAAGTTATCGGGAGAAAAGAAGACAGTGTTGAGTGGAGTTTCCTGGTGAATGTGTCCGATTGCGTCAAATCGGTCAGTTTGGCCGAACAAGGTTGGGCCTTCCTTGTATAACTTGTAAGGACGAGCCGCAAAATCTTTTAAAGCAGGATCATTGATGTTTGGAACACGACCTCCGTGCTGAGGAGCAGGATACTGTTTGGACGTAGACGTCATATTGTAACGGTTCTCGACAACTGGATCTTGAATTTTTTCAAGGGCGTTTTTCTCCATATTACAATTACACTTGTAATAAATTTTGGTAAATGTCCGATTGCAATACTTCCTTGATTTCCAGAGTCATTGAAATGTTCGCTCCGTTCATGTTGAGTTTCAGTCCAAATGCGTCAAGTAAACTTATTTGAAGAAGTTCAAGATTTGTAGGTTGAGAAAAAACAAACTCTTTTGTTGTTGTGTTTGTGACATTCGTATCAAACTGAATTTGCCCTTTAGGTACTGTCAAAGGGACTTTCATGAAGGCAGTAAATTCAGTCCCATCAGCGTTCTGATGTTTGATGATTCCCCAGTCGTTCAAACTCAAGTATACATACGAATCTTGAATTACGTCAGGATACGTATCTCCCACAATCAAGTTGTTGTAGGTTGTATAAGGCACAGATGTTTGGACTTGGGTAGTTACGGTTGTAACTGTTTTAGTTACATCAGGCATTCCAGACTGCTTTGTTGTGATTGTTTGTGTCGTAGTGATAGTATTGTTATTTGTTGTGACTATAGGATTTGAAACAGGCGTTGATATATCCGCTGCTATTTGATTTCCGTAAATTCCTAAATTGTATCCTATTCCGTTCCCGTAAGGATTGTCTGTAGTAGATGGAAAATCAATAACAAACCCAGAGGAAGTACACGCAAAACAAGCTTTCCCAGTAACTGGATTTTTAAAGGCAACGAATCCTGACATAAGGGGCATTGCCAGTTCTCCACCGTTACGAGGTCCAGTAACTGGATCGGAAATGTACCCTGTAACTGCATTCTGAATAGCAACAAGTAGTTCGTCTAAAGTGTAGTTTCCATCCGCTATATACATCGTAACTGTGTTTTCATCAATGATGGACGTTACGGTAAATGAGGTATTGCCTCTAGTATTCGTGAACGTATAAAATAAGTTAGGAAATTCAAAAGACGTTACTTTTACAGAATAAACGTTCTTATACTGTCTTGAAAGTCTGAAATAAAAATTACTTTCATTAGTAGCTGGAGCAACCAATACCGCTCCGTTTACGTTACATTTGTTTCCACTTGTGGTCGTAACGGAAGAAATAACGTTTCCTCGAAAACGTCCATCAATATTCAGAGCGTAAACCCGAATTTGTTTGTCGTAAGCGTAAGAAGACTTCCCTCCTTCTGTATCTAGTTTTGCTTTAGGAATCACCACTTGGTCTGGTTTGTTACGATCTCCTGAGAACTGGTTAAATCCTGATGTGTCTTCAATTTCATTGTCTTCGTAGTCGTCTTGATCGTAAGTTTCCAGTTCGCGATCGGCATAATCTGAATCTATAACTAGCTTTGCTAACGCGTTATTCTCATAAGCATCAGATAAGAGTTCTTGATAAGTTGGAACTTGTCCCGACATTTGTTGTTGTTAGTAAATACTTATGAAAATCTTTGTTTCATATAAATATGTCTACTAGCGTAAGTCAGTATTTAGCCAGTATACAAAGTAGGACGGCATGTGCCAATGTTGGTCCTACAGGTCCAGCAGGAACGACTTATAACGGAACGCCTTACTTTTTTCATTGCGTAAATTTTGGTCACACTCCTGTTTACAGTGTTGATTACGGCGTGACAGGTGCGACGGGTCCTTTTTATATGGATATTATACCCGTTGGAGGAACTGGGCCTGGAAATAATTCAAACCATCCGGGTTTGACTGGAAATCCAAATTTAAATGGATACTGGACGAATTATCTGCTACCAGCAAACAGTAAAAGTGATGTCATGATTGCAAGATTTCAAACGAAGCCTGGATACCCTGGATTGACTACTATACCTCCCGGACCATGGGTATTTTACGTAACCGCGTACTCCTATAAAACTGACAAAATTCCATACTACCCTTCTCCGGTTAAACTGTATGTTAAGGTAGGCGTTCATGATCCTTTTTCGGGAGATATTGGAACACAAGTATCAAATGTCGTAGCTACTGGAACAACAACTACACTAGACAATGCTTCACAAAACGTGTTTTCTCCTGTAGTTACGTTTCCTAATGTTTTAAACATTCCAGATCCTGCAAATGACTACTTATTTGTTGAATTCTGGGCTCGTCCACTAGATAATATCCAAACCGGATTTACGACAAATTTAAGTATAGATTTATGGACTGATAAAACATCTATTTCGTATGTAACAACTACACTTCCATCTGTGAACGGACCTACAGGGTACACTGGGTACACTGGATACACTGGATATACTGGATACACAGGGTATACGGGATACACGGGATACACGGGAAGACCAGGAATTCCAGACGGCACAAATTTCTCAGATTATCCATACTGGGATTCAAGTGCTGGAAGTTCTGGAACAGGTGCGTGGGTTATTGGTTCAGGCAACGTCCACATAGGAGCCCACGCAAACGAGAATACTAGTAGATCGGTTATGCAGTCAGTAGCAATTGGATATAATTCCGGAAACGCGTTACAAGGAGACTATGCTATAGCCATTGGCTCAAACGCAGGATATACCGGCCAAGGAAACTACTCTATAGCCATTGGTTCTCAATCAGGATATACCGGGCAAGGAAACTATTCTGTAGCAATTGGTTACCAAGCAGGATACAACGCTCAAGCTCCTGGTTCTATAATATTGAACGCAACCAGTAATCCTCTGAATTCAGGGACAACTGGGTTCTTCGTGGCTCCAATAAGAAATATACCTAGCATCGGTGGATCGGTAACTGGAAAAATAGCGTTTTTGAATACTTCAAACAACGAAATATTCTACGACGATTCGGCATCTTACCAAAACGGATACCTCGATATACCTGGTACCATTAGAAGTCCTAGTATACTTTCAACTGGCTCTATTAGCGCAAATGTAAATGCATATATAGGAGGTTACGTAAATGCAACTGGTTTTACCGGATCTTATGTATATTCAAGAGGAGGTATAAAAGCAGATCAAGATATAAGTTCAGGAGGTAGTATAACTGCAGCCACTACTCTAAATGGAAATAGTATGGCATCGTCAACTTATATAACCGCAGGTACTTATATTAATTTTATTAACCCTACGTCTGGCGTTTCTAATCTTTATTATTCTAAACCAACTGGAAATAAATCAAATTTTACTAGAAAAAGAATAAATGTATCAGATTTAACAGGTGCATATTCAAGTGGTAACGATGTATACCAAGACGAAATTTTTGGAACGTATTCTCCTAAAGGATCTCATCAGGATAGTTCTGGAAGTCTTTATACTGTTTCATATCTTCCTTGTTTTGTAGAATTAATGGCATGGGAAAACAATAATAGTAACGGTTATCGTGTATTCAGACGTTGGGTAGTTTATAATAGTTCAGGCGGTTACAGTAGTTTAGGTGCAGAAGTACAATATGATAATCAGTGGGATTGGAAAATAGACTCAAGTAATAACCTTTATTTTAATGTATATAACAATTATAATCATTCATATGTTTATTACATAAAAGCTACTTTTGCAGTTATAACTAATGATAATTCATAATGTGGCACCTCCATCATATAAGTTATTTAAAACTCTGCGTTTAAAATTGAGTTTGTCTGTTTTATAGTATAAGGATGTCCGGAAACAACCCAGGAATTACAGAGTCGCAATTAAATACTCTCTTACAAACTATCGTTTCACCAAAGGTTGTAAGCAATGGAAGCGGCGGATACATTATAAAAGCCGATTTAGTGAATATCGATAACGTTTACGCTGGTGGAGCCATACATACACCTGTAGGTATCATCGGAAACACCGGAAACGGTATTATCGGGTTCACGGGAGCCACAGGTGCCACGGGATACACTGGGTATACTGGAACTACCGGTGCGACTGGTGTTACAGGTCCAGGACTTACTGGTGCCACAGGTGTTACGGGTGCCACAGGTGTTACGGGATCTACAGGTGCTACAGGAAAAACAGGTCCGGGAATTACTGGTGCGACTGGTGTTACGGGTGCAACTGGTGTTACGGGTGCTACAGGTCCGGGAATTACTGGATCCACGGGTCCCACAGGCCATACCGGCGTCACAGGTCCTCCTGGTCCCGTAGCTTATGAGTTCACTTTAAATACCGTAAGTGGAAATCCATCCATCTACAATTACAATAACATCGAAATAAGATCATTTAATGATGTAGTTTCTTCAATTGAAAACTTCAATGTATCCTTAGATGAACTCTTTTTCAAGTTTCAAGTGAACGACGGGTTCGCGCCTTATGAAATCACTATGCTTGTTGGTATACAAAACGTACAAACCGGAAGCTTTTATTACTTTTCAGTTGTTGTTTTAAATCCCGGAAACATCACATGTTCTTGCGATGGAGGTCTTACCCATATTTCAGTATACCCGCTCACTACCACTCTAGCCATACAAGTCAACAACGCAGGAATATATTATCTGATAGATGGCGTTGTTAAAAATACAGTTTATCCAAATCCAGATTCAAGCTTAGTGTATAAATTATATATCCAGACATTTCATTACCGCCAAGGAACCTTTTTACTAAATAATTTGAACTTGTTTTTGAGACCTTACGGAAGCTCGCAAAGTTCAGGCGGAGGCAGTCAGCAAAATACCGATTTAGTTAGAAATATCGGAATAGGAGCGTATGTGGATAGTCTCACAAGCGGTTATTCTTACAATCCAATCACAACTACTATAACGTACGATACTACTATTGTCGGCAACTCCACAAGATACGATTTAACGTATTCGTATCTTCCCGTCAACACTATTACTGCGAACACATATACATACAGTTCTTCAACATCCTCCCCTTCTGTCTCTATAACCCCTTCGTTTCAATTATCCAATCCTCAAGCCGGAGGGTACACTGGAATCATTTCAGTAAACACTTACGCTAAAGGCGGAACAGGAACAGGTAGCGGGTACACTGCTTATATCCACATAGACATCACACAGAGCGATCCTTTGGTTTCGTATACACCTAACGTATCAAGGTATCCGACTTTAGGTTTGACTGGTCCTATCACCACTATAAGTGGAATTCAGTACTGGGGACCAGGTACATCTGTCACTATTCCGTTACATGGAATTAAGCTAAGTTACATTTACAATATCCTGTTTGCTTCTTCGTTGTCTTCATTCAGTACTTGTCTAAGATTTTACAACGGAACAAATGCTACAGTTCCCTTCAACCAGTTACAGTATACCACCGACGGAACGAATTATACAGACTTTCCTGCGTCATCTGGAAACATCAACACTTACTACTACAATAAAAACGCAATTCCATTAAATATTACGGACACAGGACCTATAACCCTTTCAATTATAAATGCAGTTGGAACACAAAATGTACTTACTTTTTTTCCTTCTTCAAATACAGGACAATTGGCTCCGTATATAGGATACGTGCCATACACTACATACGACGAAACAACTATAGCGTTAAATACTACACCAAATGCTGTTGTTACTATCGTTTCCCAAACACGCCAATCAATTAAATCTACATCTTCAAATCCAACGAATCCGCAAATAACATCACCTTCAGATATATCATCCTTCAACAGCAATTCTTTGACTTCGTATGATCCTCTGTATAGTTACTTTGACGATACGTTCAACGCAACTGATCCGATTCCCTCTTTGAATTCAAGATATAATTTACCTCAAATCGCAGGAGGGTTTACGGCATCAACCAAATATCTGTTAATAAAAGCACAAGTCTTGTCTCCAACTACCGAATTTTCAATAAATATAGGCTCATCGGCAACCGGATTAAATACAATATACGTCGCATGGTATGATACAAATACATCAGCAGTATACGGATGGTACAGTTCAGATCTACCTTCAAACGGCGGAGGGTGTCAAGGTAGTGCTCGTAGTGGAAATACATACTACATCCAAATGCCTATATCTGTTTCTACAACTTACAGAAACCTCGTAGGGGGTGGGTATATTTTAGTAAATATTCCGTTCACGGGGTCCATAAAACGAAACGAAATCGTATTTTCCAAATTCTAGTTGAGTTTGAGTTAAAAAAAAGACTTTTTAAATGTTTTTATTTTGTAAAAAATGTCACTGCCACCCTTCACGAATATCGATTTGAACGAACTCGATTACGTAGTGAAGCGAACTACTTATGCAGTAGTTAAAACTGATGGTGCAGGAGGTGAACTATCTGGACCTAACGAAAAGATAGCAACATCGGGTATTGTCGGTCAAGAAAACGTTTGGATTCAAACTTCAGGATTAACAGGAGGAACATCTATTGCCTTACAAAATAATGTAGCTCAACACGCAGCTGTAGTTGCTAACAATAACGATTCATCATACGCATACTCATTTATAGAATATAATTCAGTCCATGATGTAGGTACATCTCAAGACACTGGTGGAGCTTTAAGAGCTATCGCTTGGCAACCGGCAAACGGTCCAGTTACAAATTGGATTAGCCCTTCGTACCATTCTTCATTTACACCTGATTTCTATGTTGGTCCACACAGTGCCCTCCCTACAGTTAATCCATCAACTCACAACATAAAAACAACTGATAATGCAGTTCCCCCTAATACAATTTATTTTAAATTGGCTAGTACACATGACAATCCATTTATTTTTGATTATAAAACTGGTATTTTAACATTCTTAGGAGATCCAGCTCAAGTAAACCCTAGTGCTTACAATTTAACACAATATTCTAGCCCATTTGATGGAAATTATACACTCGTATACTCTATTTACGTTCGAGGTTACGTATACACAGGTACAACCCTTGCAACTGCTAACTTCGGTAGTGGAAATGGATCTCCAGGTCCTACAGGTCCTACAGGTAGTTCACAAACACTCCAATTAGTTAAGAACGTAGGAAACTTTGCTTATATTTCAGGAGTGACAGGTACTGCTTCTTACAATCAAGGTACTGGTAATATTACATTGGATACTCTTAAAGTTTTCGGCAATAGTTCTCTTTACGATATTGCGGTTGATTTATACCAAGGCAGCACTTTAGCCTATCATAATAAATATACAAATATTGTAAGTGGTCCTACAGGCATAATAGACAACGCAGCCGGACGTGGATTTGATATAAAGGTTGGTGGTAATGCTATCTCTTTTTCTGCTTCCGGAGTTACTACTGGCGGATATACAGGTGCAGTCATTGTTAGCACAATTTCAGCAGGAGGTACAGGTATAACAGGTAATGTTGACGGGTTCCAACAAGTTGCGCTCATTCCAAATATACAGATAGCAGCACAAGATATTATGGGACCCCCAATGGTTACATATAGTACAGGAAATACAGGTTCAGGAGGATCAATTGCAATAGGAACTTCTACAACTGTAACTTATAGTGGATATAAATATTATACTAGCGGTACTACAGTTGTTGTTCCAGCACACACACTTGGATTTAATAACATATACAATACATACGATCCAGGAAATTATTCATCAAACCAAGCTGTATTCTTCACAGGTAGCGCTACACCACTTAGATATTCAGATTTAGTATATTATGGAGGAGGTTCTTATAATACATTTACAACAGCTAATGTAGGTCAAAACTTAACTTATTATAACAATTCTGCAGTTTCTATAACTCTTACATCTATTGCAGAAGTACAACTTAACGATATTGTAAATTTTTTAGGAGCACATTTAGCTGGTTATTATAATTTATTTCCTCGAAATGTAATTAATAGTAGTGAAAACCAACTTATTGCATGGTTAGCCTCTGGTTCGGTTCCTAATACTATTACAAGTAACGGTTCAATTTATAGTTACACTAGATCATCGGTTAGTGGAGTTACTCGTATGTCTGTAAAATCTAGTGTCTCGGACGCAACAAAACCTAATCTTTCTACAGAAATTCAAGCTGCTGATATTACAACAGTATCAAATACATTAGATCCATGCTTATATCCTCTAGATCCTGATGTTCCTTACTATGCTGATAACACCGTAGGAGGAGCTTTAGGAAGTTATTTACAACCGGCAGGAAGTGTTGCTTTTAGTTCAGGAACTAAGCAATTCTTACTCCGAATTGATACTACAGGTTCTGTAACAGATTTCTCTATAACATTTGGAGGATATACTACTGGTATAGTTCCAGGATTTACTGACTCAAGTATTACCGTTAACTGGGTGGATCACGCAGGTAATGCAAGTGGATGGGCCAGCGCATACTATCCTAACAGTAGTAGTAGTCCTCTTGGTTGCCAATATGCAGCTAGTGGATCGACTACAACTAATGGCGTAACTATCTATAAATACTACTTTAAGATACCAGATAGCGCAGCTTCGGGTTATTACAACGGTAATTCTGGAAGCGGTAGTATTTACGTAAATATTCAATTTACAGGAGTTATTTATCCAAGAACAATAACTATCGGAGCAGCTAGTTAATTTAAATATAATAAAGTGATTTAGTTACTAATGGTGAAATTACATACAACTTAAGGATGGCAACATTGGACCTCCAACGACAAGGGGAAGTTGATTATCTGAACAAAAAGTATAACTATAATGTCGTAAAAACCGATTCAAGTAGTATTTTCCAAACAAATGATTTGGAACCTCCAACAACTTCTATTGTCGGAGCAGGAGATGTATGGTTACAAACCGAAATACTTAAACAGGGAATAGGATCAACTGGTGTATCTTCTGTCGTTGCACTTCAAAATTATGTAAAGATGTTTTCAGTACACGATATAGGAACCGCTCAAGATTTTAGCGGCCAATTAGCGGGATATGCGTGGAATAGCGGTATTCAAAATTGGGTAAATCCAGATTACCATCCAAGTTTTGCTCCTATTTTTTATGTTGGTTCTTATATCTACTCGAATGTTCCAACAGATAACAGTGGACTTGTTACGTCTAATAGCTTCTATAAAATAGCTAGTGTCCCAGAATATCCATTTGTTTTTGACTACAAAAGCGGAATTTTGACTTTTGTAGTGAGTCCAGCGATCAATCCAGGAAAGTATGATTTAACTACAACATTCCAAGATGCGGATGACGGCAATAAATGGAAAACAAGATACAATATTTGGATTAGAGGCTACACTTATACGGGAACTGTATTATCAAGTTTGAATTTGACAAATTTATCTGTTGTAGTTGGTCCAACTGGGTATACTGGACCTACAGGGTATACGGGTTATACGGGAGCCACTGGACCAGGTAATTATTTATTTACTTTACAAGGAAGCACAGGAAACGCTGCAATCATCGCACAGAATACCGTAGTATTAGGAACTGAAGACTATGGTGTACCAGAAGGAGTTCAATCAATTGAGTCATATGACGTATACGTGGGACAGATATATTTGAGTTTTCAAATGACATACATGGAAGGAGGAGCTTTATACAATTATGCAAGAGTTGGATTTTATAACCGAAATTCACAATCGCATTACTTTTACTTTAACAGTATCACTACACATCCAAGTGGTCCTCCAGTGTATACTCGTTCTTATTCATTAGATTCGTCAAATTACGTTCCAATGTCATCAACATACTCAAAAGATACATTCACAATTGTAATATCAACTAGCAACATAACTTTCTTAGTGAATGGAAGTGTAGTACAAACAATCGCAAATAATGATACAGATTCTGTTTACAAATTAGATTTATACGGGTATCCATGGCAAAATTCTGGTCCAATGTACGTTTCAAATCTTAATTTACAGTATCTGACTTACGGAGCCACAGGGTACACCGGATATACTGGAGCCACTGGAGTTACAGGAGCTACAGGAGTTACTGGTGCTACGGGAGTTACTGGTGCTACGGGAGTTACTGGTGCCACAGGGTACACCGGATATACTGGATACACTGGAGCGACTGGAGTTACAGGTGCTACCGGTCAAGCAGGATTTCTTTACACATTGACTCCTACTGCTGTAGGGTCATACAGCGGACAATATGCGAGTATACCTACAACAGATACAGTTGCAATATTTGATTTGAACCAAGTAGTACAGTCTTTGGAAACATACGATACAGCTATAAACGAAATTTACTTTTCGTTTCAAATGACATTTCCTAATAATAACATAGCAGATCTAGATTACTTGTTTGTAGGATTAAGTAGTAATTCTGGTTCGGGAGCAGGAAACGGTCAGGGAAGTGGTACCCATGTATTTATATTGAATGTAGATCCTAGCGCACAAGGAACTTATAAAACTCTTATCGGTCAAAGTGGGGCGACAGTTGTAGGTCCGCAGGATTTATTTACAATAACTATCAATGCAAGCAAGATAACCTACTTGGTTAACGGGCAACAACAACTTCAATATGACAATACAGACGATGTTACACAATACAAGTTTTATATTGCTTCATTTAATGGTTGGTATTATGACGCAGGTAATCTTAATCTTAGTTTAATGTACGTTAACAAAATTAAGTTAGGGTTGTTGCCTTATTTAGCTGTAGGATACCAGGGAGCTACAGGTGCTACTGGAGCTACAGGATACACTGGATACACGGGAGCCACTGGAGCTACAGGTGTAACAGGTTCTGCTGGGTATGCTTATACGTTAACAACATTGGTAGGAAGTCCAACGATTTACAACAACTCACTTATTTTTGATAACAATCCTCCTCAAGATGTAGGTCCGAGAGTTCAGTCTTTAGAAACGTATTGTGCAAATTTTGTAGGAATGAACCTTACATTTACAATTCCTTACATGGAAGGAGGAGCAGACCAAAATTACCTTCTTATTGGGTTTACGAACGTAACAAACAATAACGGGTATTACTTACAGTTTCATAGTTTTACAGACTCACCTGGAAATTATACAAGAAAATACAGATTCTTCTCGTTCTCTCCAAATTTGACTGATTCTGCGTCGGATTACGTTGGGGAGTGGACTGCTTTTGATACATCGAACAATAACTTCAATATAATTTTAGCTTATACTGGCATTTCATACTTGTTGAACGGAGAAAATATAAAAAATTCAGTTCACTCATCTTCTGAAGACACAGCTTTTAAGTATAAATTAGATATATGGGCATACGGTTGGCATAACATTGGCGCTATAGCAGTGAATAATATAAACCTTACTTTAATTTCTTATTTAGCGGTAGGCCATCAAGGTCCAACAGGAACTACAGGTTCTACAGGTCCTCAAGGACAAAGTAACATTATATACACACTGGAAACTGCAAATGATCCATCGCCTATTGTAAACGCAGCTACCGTAAACTTAACTACAAAAAATCAATTAGTAAAATCACTGGAAACATTTAATTCAAATCTCAACGAATTACATTTCTCGTTTAACCTTACACAATTGAATGTCACAGGATTAGTTAATGATGTTGCTACAGTGGGGTTTGTAAATAGCGCCAATACTACTTATCCTTCAGATTTGACAGGAATACATGTTATGTATTTTAGAAAAAACCAAAACACACATGTGAATGAATACTCGTTGGATAAAAGTACATGGACCACATTCTCTTATACTACAGACGTATTTGGAATAATCATATCTTATACAAACGTATCATATCTCATTAACGGAAACTTGATTGGATCTTCTCAATCAAATACAGACAGCACTAAAAACTATTACTTAAACATTGATAGTTATACTTGGTCCGATCTTCTATCTGCTTCAAATTATACCATTGGAAACATGCGTCTGTTCTTGTTGCCTTACAGTGTAGTAGGATACCTTGGACCTACAGGTTATACAGGTTATACGGGTTATACAGGTAATACAGGATCTACTGGATCTACAGGAGCTACTGGGTCTACGGGAGCCACGGGATACACAGGTCCTTCAAATTACACTTATACTTTACAAGTGTCTTCAGGAACACCGACAATAGTTAATAGCAATATAGCTAATTTCAGTACACAAGGAGACACAATTGTTTCACTAGAACATTACAACGCAGTTCTTGACGAAATACATCTGAACTTCCAGATGCCGTATGTGGATCCTGGAGGCACAACGAATCGGTTAGTTGTAGGATTAAAGAGCACTTCAGATACCCATAATTTCTTAATTAGTTCAACGCAGTATTCTATAGACGGAGGAACAACGTGGTTCAATTTTACATCATCAAATGTGTTTAGTATCGTAGTATCTGCGGCAAACATAAACTTTTTAGTAGATGGTGTATTGGTAAACAGTTCGACTACAAGTATAACAAACTCAGATACAGACAAGAATTACCAGATTTATATGAATGCAAGTACTTGGGGGACGAGTGTGTTTACGGTTGGAAAAATCAATCTGTATATGTTGCCTTATTTAGCAGTAGGATACCTTGGTCCAACAGGACCTACAGGACCAGGAGTAACTGGTGGCGGTGGAGGGTATTCATCTTATACGTTACAAGCAGTAGTAGGAGTTCCAACAATTACAGGAGGAAACTCGGTTACGTTCAATGCAGGTGGTACAGGAACCGGTCAAAGAGTTCAATCTTTAGAAACATATACTGCGAAAAACGGCCAAATAAATCTTTCGTTCAAAGTTCCTTACATGGAAGGAGGAGCATTAAATAATTACATATTGGTTGGGTTCACAAACGTAGTAAACAATAACGGGTATTACTTACAGTTCAACAGTGTAACAAACGGACCTGGAAATTATACAAGAAAATACAGATTCTTTGCGTTTTCTCAGAACTTGACTGATCCTACAAATGCGTATGTGGGAGATTGGACACCTTTTAATATGAGTACGGACATATTTACGATAAACTTGACTAACAGTAAAATACAGTATATTGTTAACGGTATTAGTGTAGCTAGTGCACTTCATTCTCCTTCTGAAGATTCTGCGTTTACTTATAATTTAGATTTATGGGGATATAGTTGGGGAGGTAATCTAGGCAACATTATTGTTAATAACATACTTATAGGTGGATCATCAATACTAGATGTAGTTTCAAGAAACGCAAGTGACCCTGTTAATATCACGTATACTCCTAATGTGATAAGTCCTATTGGTAACAATTTATATGGTTTTGCAACTACAGTTTTAGGTCTAAGTGCTCCTTCAGGTAGTTCAGTCAGTTATTTATATTCGAACCCTCTACAATTTGATGAATTAAATCTTATCAAAGTATCGTTTTCATTTACAGCTTCTATCAGAATTGTTCCACCAAATAATTCAAGAGTTACCTCATATACAATGCAAGGTCCTTGTAATACCCAAATAGGTATAAGCGGACATCCATTTTATATTAAATTTACTAATAATACAGATATAACAAATAGCACACCTTTAGCTTATTATAGTATAACAGGTTATGATACTGTGACAACTCCTTTTAATATTGGTGATACATTTACGATAACTTTAGGAAAAACAGGTGTAATGTATGAAGTCAACGGCGTTCAAGTTGGAAGTAAAGCAAACACAGATTCAGTTTATAATAATTATACGTTTATAGCAGACTCTACAGCATGGCCGAATTTGGATTCAATTAATTGGGCCAATTTACTTGTGAGTTTTGTAGCTAGTAATAATCCTATACAAATTTCAGCTAAAATAAATTCGCCAATTCAATCTGCAAGTCCATTAGTATACTATAACCCAAACACTAGAGAAACATATTATGATTCTCTTACTCAATATGATAATTCAAAATATACAATTACTACTCCAAGTAATATAACATTTGGTGGACACACAGGTTATAATAAACAGGTATTTACTTCAACAGTTCCACCTACGAATACAGGAGAATCGATAGATTACGTTTACTATGAGTTCACACAGTCTTCAGTTATAACATTAAACCAAAGCGTATCAAATGTTAAGTATTTCGCAGTAGGTGGTGGAGGTGCTGGGGCCCAAGCAGGTGGTGGTGGAGCAGGTGGTTTACAAACAAATGATCCTGGATTGACCGGGACTATACTTGCGTCTCAATACAACAGCGGACTACTTACTTTAAGTAAAGGCGTTTACAATATCACTATAGGTTCAGGAGGAACTGGTGGTAATTTACCTAACAACATAAATTCTACAAACGGAGGAGATACTATTTTTTCAGGTTCCGGAATAACAACTGTCACTGCTTACGGTGGAGGTAAAGGTGGTGGACCAACAGTTGTATCTGGTTCATTTATACCAGGTCCTCCAAGTGCAGGAGGTTGTGGTGGAGGCGCTGGGTCACTTTTTAATGATGATACAGTTAATGGAAGATTCCTTTCTTATGGCGCAGAAGGCACACAAGGTTACAATGGAGGTTCTTATTCTCCAATTGATAGTACTAATGGATTATATTTAGAATCTGCAGGAGGTGGTGGTATTATGTCAAACGGTAGTAATGGATCAGAAACATATGGATATAACGGAGGAAATGGAGGAAATGGTCTTCAGTATTATGTTACAAATAAATGGTATGGAGGTGGAGGTGGAGGTTGCGGTTATAATGGATCTGGATTAGGAGGTAGTGGAATAGGTGGTAATGGAGCTCGTAATTATAGTGGTCTTCCTAATTATATACCTGCAACAAATGGAGTAAATGGTACAGGTAGTGGAGGAGGAGGTCCTTATGGAAATCTGATAGGTTACAATATAGCCGGGTTTACACAAACAGCAGGTAGTGGTGGTTCGGGTGTATTTATTTTACTTATTCCAAAAGATCAGTGTAAAGGTATTACCGGAACTTATACTGTTAGCACAACAGTGGGAATGACAGGAAACGTGTTTCAAATGTCACAAAATGGAAAAACCGTATTTTCTACCGACCCAACACATTCAACAGTGTTCGGAACAGGATATGGGTACGATTTCAAAAAAACAGATGGGACAACTAGTATTGTAACTATCGATAATAATGGTAATATAACTACAGGCGGATCTATTAGTAATATAGGAGGTGTGTTCTTAACAAACAATTTCCAGAATGTAGCATACAATATCAGTTCAAATTGTTCGGAAATTTCAAATGATACATCAAGTTACCATGCTCTGATGATTCTTGGAAATAGAAGTGCAGGAGGACAACGCAGTATACAAATGTATGATAATGTAACTATAGGTGGTAGAGTATCAGCTTCTAATGTAGGATGGAGTGTTTATAAAAATATTTTTACGAAAAATGATACTTATACGATTGCAAATATATCAAGTGATCCTTACCCAGGTGGAATTTATATGGTTCAAGCAAATGCTTATGTTGGTCGTGATCGTGGAGCAATGATTTTTGTATGGAAGTATAATAGCATATATTATTCTAGTAAAACCAATTTATGGGGATATAATACAGATGTAGGTATTACTACTGATGGACTTTTTCAGATGACTTCATATAATCAAGGTGGTGGAGATGGTTATGATTGTTACGTAACTAAAATCTCAACCTTGTAATCAAAAAACATTAATTGTTTTTATTTTTTTTAAATTTTACATTACAATTTAAGTTTCTTCAAATCATCTAACCATACATCTTTTGGCGTCTTTGTTTCCAAATCGGCAATTTGAGATTTCAAGTCTTCCAGATCTTTTTCGTGTTTCTGTGCGTGTTTCAATGTCAACGAGGCAATAGGTAAATTCAACAAGTAATCGTATGAATCTTTGATTTTTGCGAACTTTTCTTTTTCAAGTAACTTGTCACAATCTTCTGGAGATTTCTTACGTAATTCCGGTCTTGGTTTATCTTCGCATTGTTGTCTTATGAATCTAACTACGTTTTCGTGGTACGGTAATTTGCTTTTCAGCTCATTGAGAATATACTCTATGCGCTGACGGTACAAGTCCAGTCTCACGTCCACGTATTCTGCAAGTATTTCGTATACTGATTCGTATTTATGGATCACACATTCGTGGTTGAATGCGTGCATATTTGTCAACTTGATTTTGTCGACCAACAACTTCTCTACTGGAGATAACCCTGCAGATCCAAGTTTGACTTTCACTAATACATCTGTATCTGTTGACGTGTCCGTATAATCTTTAATGACTCCGTCCGTCAACATTTTGTCAAGCTTTTCACGGAAGTCCATCGTCCATGTTTCTACAGGCAATTCAGTGATTGTAACTGTATCGCCTTCCTTTTTGTAAAGTCCTTTCACCTCGTAATCTTGAGCTGATACTTTCGTGATCATGCCTTTGAATTTCGAGTAATAAGGCGTGAATTCTCGTTCCAATCCCTTGCCTGTTTTCAACCATTCCTGGATTGCTTCCTTCAGTTCAGAAGGATCAAATTGCGGAATGAAGGTCGAGTATCCGGTCCCGATACCTCTGCTTCCGTTCACTAAAAGCATAGGTAGTATCGGTGCATACCAATCAGGTTCTACAGGCAAACCATCATCGTCGCGATAGTTCAAGACATCAAAGTCTTCATGTGGAACCAAGTGCTGGACGTGAGGTTGTAAGTAAGTATGGATGTATCTTGGCGAAGCAGAATCTTTACCTCCTTGTAACCGAGTTCCAAACTGTCCTTGTGGAACGAACCACGGCAAGTTATTTGAACCTACAAAGTCCTGTGCCATTCCTACGATCGCATCGTTAAGAGAAGCTTCGCCATGATGGTACCCTGAATGTTCTGAGACGTATCCTGCGAATTGCGCCACACGGATTTCAGATTTCAAGTTTCGCTTGAATGCCGAATACAAGATTTTGCGTTGTGATGTTTTCAATCCGTCCATGATGTTTGGAATGGATCGTTCCAAGTTATAGTTTGAGAAATGGATCAAGTCTTTATCTACAAAGTCTTCATACTTCAAACTCTTGGAATCCGGAATAATATCTGAACGGTCATAAGTCTTCAACCAATCTTTACGATCGTCGGCCTTAGATTTATTGAACGCTAAATCAATTTTCTCATCACTTGCTTCAGCATACAAGTAAGGCACGACGTTTGGAGTCTTGAAATACTCTTTTGCTTCGTCTCTCGTAGACGTTCCCAATCCTTTGTAATACTTCACTTTCCATCCGCGTGAGGCATCGGTTTTACGCCACTCTTCGTAAGCATACTGATTATAAAACGGTTTTGTCATGTTACCCTTCGTTGCCTTCACAATTGGAGTTGCCATATACGTTATGAATCCGGGAGTTTTAATAAGTTCATGCCATAATTCGTGGAACATGTTAATCAACAGTCCACGAATATGTGATCCATCGTAATCCTGATCCGTCATAATCATGATTCTTCCATATCTCAACGATTTAATGTCTTGATACTTCTTTCCTGATTCCAAACCAATAATCTTCTTCAAGTTCGCTATTTCCTCCGTCATTTCAACTTTCTTTGCGCTCGTATCTTTCACGTTCAGCAACTTACCTTTCAAAGGAAACACGCCGTAAAACTTACGTTGGTCCTGCGACAGACCAGACAAAGCCATAGCTTTGGCTGAGTCTCCTTCCGTAAGAATCAAAGTACATTCGTGGCTCTTGGAAGTTCCAGCGTATACTGCGTCGTCCAACTTAGGAATACCTGTGATCTTACTTTGCTTCTTTCCGTCTGTCTTGGTTGCTTCCTTGTTATCCTTCAAAGTTTGTTGCGCCATCACACGTTCTACGATCCCTAATTTAGATACCAATTTCTTCAAGTAGTCATCGCTAAGTTTACAACTCACTTTCGTGGTCAGTACTTCTTTGGTTTGACTACTGAAACTTGGATTTTCTACCGTGCAGTTGATGAATACAGACAAGGAATCTTTCACGAGGGAAGGTTTGACTTTTATTTTCTTTTTCTGTTCCAAATGGCTTGTAAAATACGAAACAATTTGGTTCGTGATTTCGTCAACGTGTTTTCCCGAACGAGTCCAAATACCGTTCACAAAGGATACGCTAAAGAACTTGTCTGCGGAATTGCTAACTGCAACTTGCCATCCGAGATGAGGCACCTCTGTAACGACTACTGCGTCTTCCGGAAGGTACCAGGAAACATAGGATGCAAAGTCGCGGAATTTAATATGTGTGCCGCACCATGTTACTTTAACTTCCTTTCCGACTGTCATTGCGAGATCAAACACACGACGCTGGATGACTTGAAGAATCCCTGCAGGAATTGCGGGACTCGACCATCCAAATCTAGCAAAGTCGGGAGTCCATGAAATTTCTACGTAAGGTTTGTTCTTACATTGAGTCACTGATGGAGCTCCTACTTTAGACATGTTGTCTTCAAATGTTTGGACGTACTTCAAGTGTCTGGTTCCGTCTACAACAGTCAATACCAATTTCTTGGCAAAGATGTTTACGAGCTTTACACCGTACCCGTTCTTTCCACCAACGATCTTCTTTTCAGATTTATCGTAATTTGTTGAAGTCAGTAATTCACCGAAAATCATTTGAGGAATGTAAACTCCGTATTCTGGATGCGTTTCCACATCAATTGAGTCACCGTCATTACGAATAGTAATTACGTTATCGTCTACGGAAATTGAAATGTTCTTCACTGGATTTTCTGAGTTGCGTTGTTTCAAACGAACAACGTGATCGTGAGCGTTTACAAGTAATTCATCGAACAGCTTGTAAAAGCCTGGATTGAAAGGAGTTATAGTTTCGTTCTTGAACGATTCTCCGTCTACCACATAATGCTCTTCTGATGTATTTTCAATACTGCCGATATACGTATCAGGCAATGAAAGTATATGTTCGCGATGCGTGTGTTTACGATACTGTTTTGATAACTCCATTTTATGTATACTCTTCAGTTCTATATTTAACACAATCCGTTTTATATGAAGTATTTATTTACTAAGTTAAAAGCTTCGTCGCTTTCGTTCCATAATCCCATTTGCTTGAACCGATCTATTTTTTCAGAAGTCGTCACTAAAAAATTTGAATGGACCATCTTGGCTTTTTCTTTTCGGCCTTCTTCAAAGTATACTTTTCCGTTTGGGTATTCATCTTGAGGCAGTAAAGTGATAGTAATTCCCCAAGACATTTTTTTTACTGCAGCAAAAGCGTGTTGGTCGTTCACGTTAGAAACTTTTCGTTCAACAAGCCATTGAATTGACTTCGTAATCATCCCAACACTCATAGACGTTGTTCTTGCTAAAAAGAATCCAGTACATGGACTCCATAGATCGTCTTGCATGACAAATGAAGTTTTGTATTTGAGAAGATCTGCTAAACAGTTCTCAAAAAACACTATATCGTTGTCTACCCATAGTATCACGTCGTCCAACAACATATTGTCGCGAATGACATGAAGTTTTCTAGTTGTTATGCTTGTGAATTCTTGGGTTCCGTAACTTGCCGCGTCTTGCTGAGATCCAAGGATATAGCAGTGAAAAAGTGACATTGGAAACCCACACTTCAAAGCAGAATTAAGCATACTTTTCATCATAGGAAGTTGTGCCTCGTTCGTCATACATACGATCCTCATTTATAAAACTTGTATATTAAGGTTTTGACGTTCCGAACCTTTGTAAAGTAAATATGCCACCGAGGAAAACAAAGGCATCTATAAAAATACAACCTTTAGATGAATCACCAGTTGTATTCTTTCTTAAGGTTACGGAACAAGATGAAGAGGAAATTGTTCCTGCGGGTAATACGACATCGTATTCGGACATTCTGAATTCCGTAGAAAAAAACACCGAACGATTCAATACCGAAATTCTGAAATCAATTCTAAACTCTGTTTCAACAGAACGATATTCTCCTCAAACAGCGTGCTTTTGGTGCTGTCATACATTTAACTGGGTTCCATGTATACTTCCTATTTCTTACGACGTTTACAATAACATTTACAATTGCGAAGGAAACTATTGCTCCCCTGAATGCGCTCTAGCTTACTTGTATGCAGACATAAAGGGTTCAGAATCTTCTAAATGGAATCGTCACGCTCTTTTGAATCATCTGTATGTTGATTTGTATAAAGATAGGCTATTATCGCCAGCTCCACCAAGATCTTTATTACGTTTATTTGGAGGTCCATTGGATATTGAGCAATACCGCGACTATATTACTTCAGATAATTACATAGTTCTATCTGAAATCCATCCTATCCGGTTATTCTTCCCTTCAATGAACGTCCAGGGACCATTGAGAGACATCAAAAAATACGTAAGTTTATCTAACGACGTTGTAGAAAAAGCGTCGGAACAACTAAGACTAAAAAGATCCAAACCTATGAACGTGAACGTTCCTACTTTAGATATGTGTATAAAACGTGCTTAATCTATATCATAACCTGAATCTTCTAATCTCGCCAGAAAATCCTTAAGAACATTAAGAAGGCTTAACCACTCGTAATCTTTCTTAATGCGTTTTACTGGCGGAGGTGGAGGAACATACGCTTGTTCTTCATCGGTTTCGTCTTTTGTTTCTCTTGGTCTCTTTTGAGCTTTGGCAGATTCGCCGTTACACACAACAACATTGAGCATTCTAATTAATATTTTTAATTGTTTATTTCGTTAAATTCGTTTTCACATATGAATCTTTGAAAACACAATGCAACCTCAAAACCAGAACTTTTTTCAGGAGTTCATGAGAACGCAAATGTATTTAAGTTTAGGCACATCAAAAGGTATGAACCCGTTATGGAGCATCATAGGCTTGAACTTATACGATAAATGTATGGCCAATTACAACAACTGGTTTCCTCAAGTTCAAACGTTCTGTTGTAGACGACAACGTCAAGCTGCGTCTACACCTCCTCCACCTAATCGTGAACCTAAATGCACCGTTGAATGCGAACGTATTCATCAGCTTACCAATAACAAACAACAACAACTAGGTTCAACAGGAAGTCATACACGCATGGACTCTGTAGTTTATTACGTGACCACCATTCCGGCAATTCGTAATCTTCTTTGCATGACTCACCACGATTATCTGCCTTACGAATTTGAACCTGTGCAAATTGAACCCGATATTTACTTTCAATTACTTGAACTGAAACACAACGACGGGCAAGTAGAAAAAATACGATTCAAGTTGTTCTGTTTCGAACACGAAGTCCAATATTTACAATCGTTCTTTGACCGTTGTAATACCGACTACGAACGCCGCATGGCAAATAAATTAGGAACGTCTTTGTTTTTCTTTGACATGATGACGGGAAGCAAGACCAAGAAAAGCACACAAAATCCTTTGCCTACGACCCATATCATATACACCAAACACCGTTTCCATACGACCCGAACTTTCGATAACGTATTTTTCGAACAACGATCTAAAGTCAAGAAACACGTAGAGTTCTTTTTAACTAGAAAAGATTGGTATGAAAAGAAAGGTATTCCGTATACTTTGGGGTTCATGTTCCACGGCGAACCTGGGTGTGGAAAAACTTCATCTGTAAAAGCTATAGCCAACACTGCTAGACGTCATATTATCAACATTCAATTATCTGAAATCAAAACCAAGTCTCAACTTCGTCATCTGTTCTTCAACGACGAAATCCACGTTCATAATGGAACTACAACAGAGCGATACACTATTCCAGTTCATGAACGTTTGTACGTCATTGAAGATATTGACGCGATGGGAGACGCAGTTCTGAGACGCGAATGGAAGAAACCTGTTATTGAAACCAAAGAAAAACCTAAGTCAAGCGGAGACCCATGGCTAGACCAAGAAGAAGAAATCAAGGAACCGATTGATTTATCGTTTCTTTTGAACTTGTTGGACGGAACTTTGGAATCTTCAGGTCGTATTCTTGCGATTTCTTCTAATTTCCCTGAACGAATTGACAAGGCTTTGATTCGTCCGGGCCGCATTGATATGATCGTCCACTTCAGGAAATGTAATTGCGAAATTCTGGAAGAAATGGTGAATAGTTTCTACGACAAAGAGTTTGAGAAATGGACGAACCCTTCTTTAGATTACAAATGGAGTCCTGCTGAAGTCAACCAAATCTTGTTCCGTAATTTTGATAAACCCGAAGAGGCTATATCAGAATTAAAGTCATTGGAACCAAAAGATTTATACGGATTTGAAACTATCGCAAAACCAATGTCTTATTCTCAAGAAGTTCTTATGAACTTTCCGAATGTTGGATAATAGCTTTACATAATCTTGTAATGTTCTGGACGTATTTCCAAATATTTTCCTTTGAAGCAGGAGATAGCTGGGCGTTGTAATCTTTTAATTTTTGGAATACGTTCATATCAACGTCCGTTGAGTATTCGTTGTAGTCATAGCTCATGAAGAACGATTCGTCTTTGTTCATGATCTTATCTTCAAATTTAAGGACGTTGTCTTTCACGTAATTAATAACCAACTTAGGTTGCGTTGTTCGCATTAAATGCAGAGTAGTTTTAGCCAAAGATAAATCTGAATCGTCAGGGTACATTTGAGACAATTCACTCACGAACGAAATGAACTGATCGAAAAAAGCGTTCATTAAAATCACTTTGGATGCCATTACCGATATATAGTCCATAACATTAAAGTTACTTGCGTTCTATCGCACCGAACTCAGATTTACGTTGGTTCTGTAAAGCTTCCATTCGTGCCATGACGTCTGAATTCGTAGCAGTTTTAGATTTGTCAATTGTGTTCTTCGTTTCAGGTCCTCCAGAAGCAGGCATTCCCGCTCCGCCTCCAGATGGCGCACCTCCATCCAAGAATGTGTAAAAGCTTCCTCCTTCAGACGCAAATTGACTTGGCGAGTCCCACAAAGAATAAGATTCACTTAATCTTCCAGTTCCTTCAAACGCCCAAGCCGCAAGTTCGCCGAACGAGTTCTGGGTTGTAGCAGCTCCGCTTTCGGTCTTCGCAGGGAGTTCCTTGCGTGAGTTTGTTGGTTTGGCGATGTACCCGTAAATATCTTTGCCTACGATGACTTCCTTGGTAGCAGGAATGTAAAGAGTAGGGACTTTGACAAGCCATTGGGGACGCTGAGAGGGCTGTAAAGTCAAGGCATCAACAAACTTGTATAATCCTGCTTTATTAAGAGCTTTTAAGGTCTCAATTATCTGCTTGGAATTTGCATCTCTTTCGCTGTAAAAGAGATACGGGGACTGTTCGGACATGTTATGAATTTTCAGGAAAAAAACGGATCAAACATTAACGAAATGAAAGAAGGAAAAATGCCCGAGGTCAAAAACACGAAAATATCTGAAGGCGGTCTTGTCCTTCACACCGAGCTAGTTGATTTCCCTGTTGCTTTTGTGAATGCCTTGAGACGTACACTGATTTCCGGAATACCTACAGTCGTAGTCCGTGACGTCCAAATTTTGCAGAACACTACTCAATTACCACACGAAATGATGAAACATCGGGTTGAGATGTTACCTATCAACGTAAAGCCCGACGATACAACTACAATCAAAGACGCAAAAATTGAACTTCGTATGCCGGTAATCACAGAAGCAAAAAATGTCACCACCGACGACTTTGTCGTATCTTCTGCGAATCCTCATATTCTAATGAAAGACCCTGAATTTGATACTCCTTCATTGTTCTTGAAAGTGAAAGCAGGAGAATCGGTTCATATTACTGGGCGCTTAGCTCTGGAAACTGGAAGCTCCAGTCAAGTATCTACAGCTACTGCCAGTTGGAAAGTTGACCCTGAAATGGCCAAAGTTGAACGTGAAAAGTACGTCAAGGAAAACGAGAGCGACAAAGATGCGGGAACACACTTTGACAACTTTCTAGTTCAGCGTTGTTACTACCAAGACGACCAAAAACGTCCTTACTGGTTCAACTTGGATATTGAAAGTGTAGGCGTTCTCAAGGCCAAAGAGTTGTTGTCTATGGCTGTCCGTATCTTAAGAAAGCAAGTGAACGATTACATTTCCGAGGCAATGAAGAACATCAAGCACGAAAAAGATAAGGGCGTTTTCAGTATACTTATGGATATTGGAGGTCACACTATAGGCGCACTCTTACAATCAGTCATTTATGCAGACAAGGATATCCAGTTCGTGTCTTACGATATTCCTCACCCTCTCAAGCCTGCGATGGCTATCCAATTTGCGACAGAAAAGAAGACACCGGAAAAAGTTCTTGAGCGCGCTAAGCAATTAGTGGAAGAATATTGTTCCGTTATAGAAGATAACGATGGAAATAGAAATCCAGTATGAGCCTTCGGAATTTAAAGTCATTGAGACGTTCGAATTTGAAGAACAAGTCCAGACACCCGAAGAACTCCGGTTTTTTAGTTTAGAAGAACAGCTTGAAGACTTCTTTCAGAAATCGGTTCCTAAGAAGAAACATGTTCTGAAGGCAGAATACGCAAAAATCAAGAAGGAAGTGGATAGATTGAGAGTTATATACAACGACGTTATCAAGTTGACGGATACGTACCATATTGACGACAAGCGCAAGTCTGTGAACGTAGATTGGTTGAAACCTATTTACGGTTCATTCAAGTATGAACCTTATTCTTACAAGGACAAGTACATACCTTTATTTGACGAGTCAAAAAGACGTGTACCTAATTATTATCCTATTTTAGTGAATGCCTTGCCTAGACCTTACGGCTCAGAAGGCGCTTCGGGTGTTCCAATAACTGAATCAACTGAATTGGTAGACGATAAAGGCGAACACCCTATTCATGCGTTGGGACCTTTCACACGAACCAAACGATTTGTGAAAGACGACGGAACTGAAGAGTTCAAGGACATCCCTTTTCCGAATACGGGAGACGACGTAAGAAGAATTGGGTTTTACATTGAAGAACGTCCTTTGAATATTCCTCATCCATTGCCAGGTCACAAAATTTTGAGTTCAAGTAAAGCCAATATAATTGAGACTGCTGAACCTTTACTTGACATATTTCCAAGCATTGAATCTATTGTGTCCCACGCCGTTCCGGTCACTAAAGATCCGTATGTAGAAGGCCAGAAGTATTTAAAACTTTATGATGTCTCCTTGTCGCAAATCAGATGGAACTCATGGAAAGAACGGTTTCCGCCAGTAGATACCGTTCGAACTCCAAAGACACCGTTGGAACTCAGTTTTCCTACGAATGATATTGTTGCTCCATCGGAGAAGTTACAGGGAGTTTACGAATCAAAATGGCGCAAAGGCATGGAACCGAGAATGTGGCTCATGAAGCAGGAAGACGGTGGACGATTGGTAACTAAAATGTTACTTTCAGATTCAGGGAACTTCGGAGTTATTGCCGCGGATTTAATGCACGAGAAACCTAAAGTCCAACTTCCCGAGTCTTCTCCCGAAGAATGTTTGAAGACCGACAACTTTGAAGAGTTCTTGAGTTCTGGACTTTACCGCTTGGACGGAAAAGTTTGTGCTCCAACTCCGTTTGTCACGCAAGAACGTAAAGAGTTCATTAATTTGAATAAAAAGGCATGGATGGATACTACGGGTCCGTCCATCCAAAAAGATCATGTGACATTACTTAAAATTTACCAGCCTCCAAAACACGAAGAAAAAGAAGAGAAATACGAAAAGACTAAAAACAAAGAAACGTCAGAATTACGTCAGAATATCATTACTATTTTAGGGAACGATACTTTGCTTCCTCCCGACCAATCTTACGAAATTCGGTTACTTATTAAAGAAATAACTCCGGTCAACGAACAGTACTTTGACGCTGATGGACTGTTTTTGATTTGTAAACATACATTAGCTATTCTTGACGGAGAAATGAATAATGATACTAAATTATTTTACGAGAAATGGACTGAAATAGTTGATGCGTACCGCGTATGTAAGTTCTGTAGCCAGCAAATCAATAAAGATACGGCCGAGTTCCAGGAAGATTTTGACGACAACGGTAGATTATTGGTAAGTTATGATGTTTTGACTACGACCCAAGCAGTTCACGGAACTTCAAAGTTTGTAACCACTTTAGCTCAGTTAAGGGAAGTATTCAATAAAAAGAACGCAGGACATACGGTAGTTTACTTCCTGCTTTCGGCGTTCCAAGTCATTCCAGACGAACAAGAACTGATGCTGTTTTTGAATTACGTTATACGAGCATCAAATTCGGCAGTAGCGTCCGGAAAATTAGATAAGAAAGGCGTTAATTTTTACGAAGGAGTCTTTGGAATTGCCGCGATGATCGGATTGCTTCAAACGCATAACCCGTTCTTGATTCCTAGACGTTCGTTCGGAACTAAAGTCGTTAAGTTGTCGGGGTTTCCAAGAGACACAGACAATTCAAAAGACGCACCGGCTTTAGATATTTGCTTGACTGCCTTACACGATTTACATGACTTGTCGCCTTCAGGGTTCACTGAACCGTTTGATACAATCATTACTGAAGTTGTAAATAATCGCAAAAAGGTCCGTGATGAAGTAGTAAGAGCGTTACTGAACCTCAAAAAACAATTTCCAGCACAATTTGAAACTGCCAAAGAAAGATTCGCAAAAGTTGAAAAAGAAGTTGAAGAGAACGATATTCACATACCTATTTTGGTGCCTGACAAGAAACAGTTCAAGATCGGAGAAAGACAAAAAGAAGAACAACAAACGCGATGCGAGATTCCTAAATTACGGAACGTGATAGTTTCAAAGAGAGTTCCCAAATACTCACAAACGTTTCCTGATTTAATAGGAACCAAACCTTCCAAAGAAGCAAAGTACATTGAACCTCAAGAAGTTGATATTGATTACGTGTTCCCTGACGAAAAACAAATCCAGAAAATGGTGGGTATGAAGTTCCCCGATAAATTGAAATTGGACCCTATAAAGAACTTCATTGAAAACTCTGACGGCGTTTCGTTAACTACATTACTCACCAGACTTCTGGATATAGTTTCCGTTCTTGACTTTCCACATGCAAAAATGGCCGCACTGCGCCAGTTCGTGGACTCCGTTGATTCATTTAAAAACAAGTCTTTGTTTCGTGACGCAGTAAAGGGGACATTATACGTATTCTTTCACGAAATCCGAGGCGAAGATAAATTGATAGACGCAATAAGAACAGCTATGAAACGAGACATTACCATGAATATGCTTTTACTTACCAAGGAAGAATCCACAAAGGTCGTTGAGTTGCTGACTACAAAAGAACGTGAAACTGTGAAATACAGATTACAGCAGTTGTCTGATCGCGAACGTGAAGTCACAAAAATGTTATTGGATATCGGTATCGCCCAGTATATATTCACGGAAGCCGATCGCAGATTGATAGCCAAGGATTTTCCCGTGTTGACCGAAATAGCAGATGATGACGTGAACCCAGAAGACGTTCCAGAAGGAGGGTTCACAAATCGGGGATTAATAGACGACGGAGACGAGCAAATGAACGAAAAAGGTCAGTTGATAGAACCGGATAGAGGAGATTACGGGGATTTAGCTGATCGTCCGTTTGACGAATATTCACGGGAAACCTATTTTGACGAAGCAGAGGATTAATATACAATGTTAACTCCAAATACATCGGTATTAGTGAATGAACTTGAAGGTAAAGTGATGTACCATGAAAAGCGTACAAAGACAGTATACGTTCTTCATCGTATGAACGAAAATTACTGGGTCCAAAAGAATTATCCCGAAGACAAAGTCTACGAAATGTCTGAAATGTTAGACTGGTCGATAATTACACCCTTTTCATTAAAAGAACCCCAACCTGCAAACTTAACTAAATCATTCAAAAAAATGGATATTTACTCGGACTTTTAACGACTAAGTTTCCAGTTTTTTTCTAAATAAGGCCAATTATCTTCAACTAATTCATTCTCTGCGTCAATGTCGCTTTTCTTGGCATCTATAATTGAACTTCCAAAATCAATTATACGTGGCATTCCATCATCTGCCATAATCACGTTTCGGCCATGTAAGTCTCCGTGGACTATATCGTTGTCGTGTAACAACTTTATGGATTTAAGTAGATATTCTTCCTGTTCTTTTGTGCGTTGAGGAGCAGGAAGTTTTCGCCCAATCTTCTTGCCTTTCAAGAATCCTACCCATGATCGGTTCTTACGCACCATCGGATTCCATTCATCGTTGCCTCTCAACACGAGCTCCGAATACTTCTTGTTCTTGTATGTCGCACCATCATTCTTGTTTTCTTCCAGCATCACACCTGGTTCACAGTATTCAGGATAATAAAAATGTTTCTGGTCCGGATCAATTTCTTTTAGTTTCTTGATAAGTTTCTTGTGATTCTTGGAAACAATATCTTGTTCGCGTTCTCTCTTGGAAACACGAGAAACGTATTTTGACATATCGCGTCCGTCTTTGCACGGAATAGCCGGATCAATAACCTTAGCGAAGTATCCGTCCCCTATTATTTTACCTCCCTTTCGGGTTTTACGCAAAGACTGGTTTCTCCGAGTCCTCATTACTTAGAAGCTTCATTTTTTCTACTTGGTAGTTGCGTTTTCTGTAAAGACCTAAACGTTCCTGAAACTGCCGGCGAAACGCAGGGTCCACTATATCAATAATTAAAGGATCTACTTTTCTCTTATCTTTTTCCACTCTCAGAATTCTGCCTACAATTTGGTCCACATCGGGTCTTGGAGTAGCTATAAGCAAAGTATTCAAGGTAGCCACGTCAAATCCTTCTTTACACATAGCGTAAGTCCCGATCAGTATTCTTTTGCTTTCGCACATCACAGTTCGGTCGGCGGCTTTCACGTTTCTACCCAGTATTCCTGCTTGGGATTGAAGAGCAGGAGGCAGGATCTCAAATATGGTTTTCGTGTGTTCTACGCGATCGGTCAACACAAGTATTTGTCTGTCTTCTTCTTCGAACGCATCTTCCAATAATTCGCGAATAAGTTCATTGCGTGGAGCGTATTCCGCCACCTTGTTAATCATTAACGTTGTGAACATCACGCCAGAATTATTATATATGATTTCGTTATATGCGTCGTCTCCTTCTTCAAAGTCGTAAACTTCCACTCGCACTTTTTCATCTACTTTATCTGATGTATCAGACTTATAAAGCATAGGTCCCAGAAACCAGTTTATGACGTACATCAATTTATCTTTGCGTTCAGGGGTCGCAGACAATCCTAACATATGTTTACATGTCATTTTGGTGAGCGATTGAGAGAACGATTCAGAAGCTATATGATGACACTCATCAACAATCACAAACCCGAACGACTGGAAGGCAGAAGCAGGGTAATCTTTCAGAGAAACACTTTGGAGCATAGCTACAACTATATCTTTATTTTCCACGTCAATCACTTCGCCTTGAATACTTCCTATTCTTGCCTTTGGAAGAAACGTCTTGATTCGGTCTATCCACTGGTCTCTCAAGAAAGTATTATGAACTAGAACGATAGTAGGCATCTGGATTTTGGAGGCAATGTAGAGCGCACATACCGTCTTGCCTCCTCCAGTTTGTAAGGAAATGATACCGTCACGCGGTTCAGGACACAAGTAAGATTCAACGACTTCTTTTTGAGCGGGTCGGATTTGTCCTGCGAATTCCCAGAATTTAGGATGAGTTTTGGGAACATCACGTCGGTTTTCGGTTATATTTCCGAACGTTTGGATTCCGTAATGCTTGGGAACAAATATATGATGATCGGTTTCCGTGAATATAGGGTACCTTGTCACGTATTGAGGTTTCACAAACACTGAAGGGACGTAGGGTCTCACGTTCAAAGCTCGACGTACTTCGGCCATATTAGGCACATCTTTTTTTGCTATTTTGTATCCTTGTAAAGTCAACATTCTGCTCTCTGTTTCTTGTTCTATTTATTATTCGTTTCGCAATATTGTATCTAAATAAGGATGTAACTGTCTAGCTTCTCTTGCGAATCGGCTGTCTCTAAACGTAGTCAAAATCCTAGCACAAGAAGATAACGTGAAAAAGTCAACCAACATATCAACGTTCATCTCGTCTTTTGATAACGTAAGTTCTTCTTTGGAAGCGTTATGTATTCCTTTCTTTATTGTATTTTCTAACGAAAGTGAACTCAGAACTTTGACATCTGGAAAGAACCGCTTCCATAATTCTACAGACTCCTTGTCGTCACCTACAGCTACCATTTTCAGACCAGACAATCCCCCGTTCATCACTGCATTTACGGCCATATACTGAATGCTTAGTTCACGTTTGTGTATATTTTTAACCCGATCGGTTCCTCTCACGTGGATCCCAATAGAAGTAGATAAATTATATAGAGATTTACGTTTTCTAATTTCGTCAAGAATACGTTCATCTGTGACTCTGAATACGTTTGTGAAAAACTGGATATCTTCATACAACAGTCTTTTTCCAACGCATACGTACACTATAACATCGCAGTTGAACGTGGGATTTTTCGGTAAATAGTTTGTGAGAATATTGTTTGGATCATAATTATCCATCATTTCTTGGGTGAAAGGAGATTTAAGTTTATCTTTCCAGTATTCAGGGTAAACGGTAGAATCAGCAGGAATATCGTCTAACGATTCAAGAACTGGCATATTCACAATATTGAAATACTTGTAAAACGATTCTTCTCCGTGGCTCCATATACTGTCCGTCCAGTCAACGTAAATTTGAAGATTGTTCTCTTGTGCGAACTTCACGCACATAATTAAACTTTCTAGCCTGTCTCCAAACCCTAGCCATCCTTTTACAATTAAATATTTCATGCTTATTTATACAATACAATGTATACGGCTGCTTTTTGCGAATACTTGGGAACTATGCTCTTAGTTGGAGCAATGGCTTTCACTTCTAATCCTTATTTCGTCGTAGCCGCTTTGGCTTTGGCTATTGGTATGGTCGGAAAAGTATCAGGGGGATACTTCAATCCTGCTTTGGTCTTATGGGCGTTTGCAGCAGGAAAACTGTCTCAACAAAAAACCATAGTATACTTGATCGCTGAATTTGCCGCTGCTCTCACAATTTGGATTCTTCATTTACTGTTCGGCATCTAAAACGAATTCATTATAGAAAACAAAAACGAAATCAAAAATGAGTCTGAATGAATTAATAGAAAAAATGGACGAAGACGTTGAAGAATATGAACTTGTATTGACAAAACCAGAAGACGAACTAACGGATGCCGAACGAAATTATTGGTATCTTCGAAGAGCTCTGCTTGAAACAGCAGGAGAATATGATTTGGATGAAGAATGGTTTACCGATCACAATGAATATATCATGAAAATATACAATTATTTCCGAAACGATTTCCAGAACTCAAATGAGGCAGAAACTCCTGAAGAGCAACAGATGTTGGTTGAAGGTCAGAAATCTTTGAATATGCTGGCAAAATCTATTGAGAGAACAGGGATGTTTGATATCGCAGTGTATCGCGACTTCTGTTTGATCGTAGAGCATTTTGTTGAGAAACAAATCAAGCCAGAACGAAGAGATATGTTGGCCGAGATGCTTGAAAAAAGTTTGAGTATAAAGGATTAATGTACTGGCCTAAGAGGTATCATTCTGGACTCACTCAGAAACAAAACTTACAACGAAAAAGGTCTGCTACAAGGCGAAGAGCTATGTCTTGGAAAAATCCCAAGGCATACAGACCTTTTTTAACTGACAAGGGTGTAAAAACCAGAACTTCTAAATACGTGAAAGAATGGAGAAAGAAGTTCCCTAAGGCACATTCTTTACAAGCCTATTCTAAGGCTACTGGTGTTCCTCTTCCTATCGTGAAGGCATCATACAACCGAGGAATGGCGGCGTGGAGAACGGGACACCGACCGGGTGCGACAGCCCAGCAGTGGGGATATGCTCGTGCCGCTAGTATGTTGACCTGTGGCAAGACACATTACACTACTGACGCAGATTTAGTGAAAAAAGCAAAAAAGACGGCAAAGGCAAGGAGTTGGTTTAATAAGACCTGTAAAACTTCCCATGTGAAATATAACAAATGAACAGAGCCTTTGATTACAATGGAGTCATTGTTTCTGCCTCCAAGCCCGAAAAGAAATTACGCACTGTAAAGAAGGTAATTTCTATTGATTCCGGAGACAGAGATACTTCTAAATTTTACACCAACGGTGATTTCACAGTCTACCTTCCTCGTCAATACGGTGACGTCATAGGTGTCCGTCTTATGAGTGCAGAATTTCCTCCAATTGTCAGCGTTAGTTCAGGTCCTGGTGCTTTAACTCATCCTTATTCTGCTGGACCTAATAACAATGTTTCGACAGTTTATTCAGGAGATACTGCTATAACATCATCAACTTACTATTTTTTCCTTGATATCGACGGCTTAAGTTATTCTGATGAATTGGCTACAGGAGGTAATCGTTCTGGATACTGCGATGGATTTTTTGCCAAAATCCCTGCTATTTCTAACGGAACCTTCATCGAATACAATGATAAATCAGGACAAGACAACGTTACCCGTTTCCATCCTGCTTTAGGCACATTGGACAGATTACGTATTCGTATCAGAACACATAGTCAACAAGGAAATACAGGTTATATGTATTGGACAAACAACGGTGCGTATGCCGCTAGTGGAAACCGAACCGTTGAATTTACGTTATGTTTGGAACTTGAAATATTAGACAATGGTTTTGACGACTTCTCGACATTAGAAACACGTATTAATAACCGTTCTTAACCTAATCGTCTACCTAAATTGACGAAGGTGTCCAAAACAAACAATGAAATGACTCCAGTGAATACGTATAAAGCCATATCGTGAGACGATGGTGTTTCGTATCCCGTTCGGTTCTGTTCAATCAATCGTAAAATACGGTTCAACTTAACATCATGCGCTGCTTCTTGGAACTGAGGAGGAGCATATGCGAAACTTGTTCCGAAGTCTGTGACCGAGTAAGGATTGCTGTATTCTTTCTTAGTGGCAGTGAATCCTTCGCGAGTAGACGCCCATCCGATTTTTGAAGGAGCATAGTTTGATTCTGCTTGGTCGTCGGTTTCAACTATAGGCAAGGTCTTTGATAAGTCATCAATTGTCTTACGGTTTTTTTGAATAGCGTCGGCTGTGCGGCGCATAGGGGTCGAAGCTATACGTCCTTCCTTTTCTGCATCTCTCTGATCTTCGCGGCCACTATTCTGTTGCTTTGAAAGCATGTTATGGTGTTTCTTTGGAAACGGTGCTCCCCAAACTTCTTCTAATGACGCCATAGTTTCCAGTTATTCAAAACACTATAGAAAAATATTACCTTTTGACAAATGAGATTGTCAACTCCCGAACTCGTGTCCGTTGGACTTTTGATTGTTTACGTCGCGTTCTTTACCCACCCTGCTCCCCAATTTATAAAGACCGTATTGTCTTCCCCTGTCGGCCATGCCGTAGCTTTACTTGCTATCCTCTACGTCACAGTCTACAAAAGTTTGATTACTGGTGTGTTCTTGGCAATTGCTTACCTCATGACAGCTTCAAGCGTCACCGAACATTTAGACCCAAAACATCAAACCCCGGAAAAGAAACACGAATCAAAAATCAAGGAAAAGATCAGAGCCCCATCAAATATTCAAAAGGGAGACACATTAGCACACATGGCCAAACCAGGTAAGTCTCAAACAACTCCTCCTCCATCCACTCAACCAGTAAAACCAGCTACTCCAATTAAAAGCGAACATTTTAGTCTGTTTTAAGTAAGAGATGCTGGACTATATCCATTCACTTGCGTCTACTCCTTTTGCCATCGGTATCATGATTTTGCTCAGCAATGTCGCGAGCAGATACATCGTCCACGAATTCAGTTCAAACGACGAAGAGTACAGTCAAAATATACTTCTTCGTCGTCTAGCGATATTTGCTATTTGTTTCGTAGGAACTCGTGATTTACTTACATCTATTCTTTTGACCGCCGGATTTGTCATTTTATCAGCTGGTCTGTTTCGCGGAAAGTCCGTTTACGCCCGAGAAGGCATGAAAGATATTGATCCCGATGTAGATTTAAGAACCAAAGCAGGTCTCAATAAAGTAGACTCTCCTGCTTATGACCGTAAAGCCGATTTACTCTTTAAAGCTTAATGCTCATCGTGCTTTTTCCGGTTGATTTACGTGTAGGTGTTGTAGAAACCTTCTTTGTTGTTGTAGGTGGAGCACTTATTTTAACTCCAGCATTCACGGTCTTCAATAGATCGTCAATGTTCACAGGAGGTGCGATTTCTCTAGGTGCTGCAGGTGGAGCAGAAGGAGGGTTCAATTTAACTGGACTCTTGATGGAAGCAGGAACTGTTCGTGTTTGAGTTTGTTGTGGTGGAGGTGGTGGAGGCATCATTTGACTCATGAAACTAGATAAACCAGCTAATGGGTTTGATGGTGGTGGAGGAGGTGGAGCTTGTTGAGGTTGAGATCTCATTCCTTGAGTTTGTTGTTGCATGGCTGCACTAGCTAATTGACGGGCAATATCCGGATTGGTCTTTAAAATTTCTTGAATGTTTGGAACTGGAGCTTTTTGTGCCATTTGGTTCGTTAAGTGGACCATGTACACCATCATACATGTGCGAATAGGAATACGGACTAACGGGTGCATCTTGAGTTTTTCGCCGTAAAGTTCATACAATTCTTCAAAATCGTCTTCCATATCTGCGACATTCATTTGAGCGGATTCGGAAAGACCGTCTAATTGTAAACCGAACGCTTTCATAATACTTACGTTCTTGGAACTCCATTCTAAGGCTGACATACCGGTAATATACCAATCGCAGAACTGTTTGATGGTTTGGTCCATGGCTTTTTCGCGCTTAATGAAATCTAATTCCACTTTCATTTCGTCCAACGACGAATCCAAAGTGAATCTCTTGCGCATAGGAACACCTAACTTTGCTAAGCGGTCAAATTTACGTAACATTTCATACTTCTCTTTCAAAACATACTCTTCGTTCATCTTGCGTGAAGAAGCCGAAGGTGTAAAGAACGAGTCGGCATTCAAGTTTTCAAGACCGTCCGATGTTCTCAGTGGTCCTGCTTCGTCTAAGGAAGGAACCAATTTTGGAGCTGGAGCAGGAGCCGAGTCGGAAAAATTGAAGGATGGTAAGTCAATACTTGCCATTTCAGGTAAATCTATGGATGCCGATTCAGTCACCTTCGTATTACTCAGTAAATCAAGTCCGAACAACGCATCTGCCGACATTTGTGTGATGTTACGATATGGTTCTTAAAACCACAACGCACAAAATGGATTTATAAGAATGAAGACTTAGAATACTTAATTAAGATGCTGAGAATACCTAATTTGAAAGACA